CCCTTTCCCTGTCCGCTTCCGCACCCCCTGAAAAAAACCAGGATCGACCCTGACTCTCTCCCGCCACGCCCAACTGCAAGAGGTCGCCGATGAGGCGCGCGCGTCCGCTGACTTCGGTCCGGCGGTTGCGGCGCTGAAGGCCGCGCAGGCGCTTGAGGCGGAGGCCACCCTGGCCGCCGAGGCGGAGACGTGGGCCAGCCGCCCGAAGTCCGAACAACTTAAGCGCATGGTGGGCTTGGCCATCGCCAAGGGCAGTTTCATCGCCGCCGAGCGCCTCCTGAAAGAGCAAGAGCGCGCTGAAGAGGAGGAGCGCGGCGCCGCTACGGCCGCCGAGCGCGAGGCAGACGAGAGCACCCCGGACGCGCACCTGATCGCCGCTGCGGTCGACCCACTGGCCGCCCTGCCGCGCGCCTTGGCCGTCGAGGCCCTGCGGCAGCTTGCGGCGCGCCTCCACCTGCCGGCCACCTACGCGGACGGCGCCCCCATCGAACCCCTGGGCGGCGAATGACCCCGCCTGCCGCACCACAGGGCCCCACAGCCGCGCCCGCGCCGCCGACGGCTCCACACACGCGCACAGCGCTGCTCGCGGCCCTTGAGGCCACAGCGGCCGCCACAGAGCGCGTCGCCGCCAAGGTCCGCCGAAACCCCGGCGGCTACATCCGATGGCTCCCCCGGCAAGACCGGTTCCTGCGGGACCGCACCCGACGCAAGTTGATCAGGGCCGGCAACCAGCACAGCGGAAAGACGACCGTCGCGCTCTACGAGGTCATCTGCCGCTGCCTCGGGCGGCACCCGCACCTTGCCGTTCGGCGCCCGCCGATCCGATGCTGGGTCGTCTGCGCCCGCGTTGACCAGTCCATCCCGATCCAACAGAAGTTCGTCGACCTGCTCCCCGACGGCGTGCTGACCAACCTTGACCGCTTTGACCCGGGCGCCGGCTTCCGAAACGAGGCCCGCGAGGCCGTCTTCAAGAACGGGTCGCGCGTCAAGTTCATGACCACGGGCCAAGACCCCATCGCCTTCGCGGGCGCAACCCTTGACCTTGTGCTCTTCGACGAACCGCCGCCACAGCGCGTCTTTCACGAGGCCAACAAGCGCCTGATGCGCCGCGGCGGCGTGATGCTGATGTCCCTGACGCCGATCAACGCGGGCCCGATGGATTGGTTGCAAGCGCTGACCGAGAAGTCCCCGCCCGTGATCCAAGACATCTGGGAACCCCTGCGGCCCGAGTCCTTCATCCCCGTCGGCGCGCGCGAGCCCCTGCGGCTTGACGACGGGACCGTGCTGGACGGCGCGTTCATCAAGCAGTTGGAGGAAGAGGGCGACCCCTTCGAGAACCCGGTCACAATCCACGGCGAATGGAACCCTCGCACCACCGGCCAAGTCTTCGAGCGCTTCAGTCCAATGGAGCACGTCGCCGGCACCTTCGCATCGGGCCCCGGTGAGGACTGGCGCGTATGCGTCGGCGTCGACCACGGCGAGCTGGTCGGCAAAGAGTGCGCCGTGCTGTCCTTCGTCCTAAAGCAACCGGACGGCCAAGACCGCGTCTTCGTCGCCGGCGAGTACATCGGCGGCGCCGACCAAACCGTCGAGGCCGACGCCGAGGGCATCTTGGCCATGCTGGCCCGCTGGTCGCTCGATTGGTCGCACGTTGACAGCGCGTGGGGCGACAAGACGACCACGGACAGCGTGTACCGCGCGAAGGGAAACACCGACTTGATCGCCGCGATCCGCAAGGTTCTGGAGCGCAAGAAGCGCGGCGCCTCCCGCGTCGTCACCAAGCGCAACGAGTTCCAACAGGTCAAGACCGGCCAAGGCCGCGCACAAGGCAGCGTCGACCTGGGCTATAAGTACCTGAACCAGCGCCTGCTCCACCGCGGGCAGTTCACCGTTCACGAGTCCTGCCGCACGCTGATCAAGGCCCTGCAAGAGTTCGACGGCCACTCAAAGCACCCGGGCAAGGACGTGATCGACGCGCTGCGCTACAGTCTGAACGATAGCGTCTTTGAAGGCCGCCGAATCGTCCACGTCCCCCGCCTTGACGCCACCCCGAGGTAGCCATGCCCCGCCGCTTCACCGCCCGCGCCCGCCGCGCCGCCTTCTTCGCCCTTGCCCTGCCCGCCTGCGGCCCCGACGACACCGACCGCGCCGGCGACACAGCCCCCGCCGTGGCCCCGACCGAGGGCACGGTCGCGATCCTCGAGGTGCCCGTCATCAGCCCCGAGCCCCCAGCGCTGCCCCTGCCGGGCCCGCTGGTCAGCCTGTACGGCTGCCGCGACACCGACAGCGACGACGACACCCCGGACCTGTGCGAAGCCAACGACTGGTTCGTCAGCCCCGACGGCGCGACGCTGTACCCGTCCGGCCCGCTTGCGGATAGCTATCGGATCGCCTACCTGCGCTGACCGCGCCGCCGTGCTACACTGACGCCGAGGGCTACCCGTGGACGCTGTCACCAACGCCGCACTCGCCGCCGATGCCGCCCAGCGCAGCATTCCGCTCCCCGCAGGCGACGTGGAGTACCAGCGCGTCCGCGCGACCCGCGCTCGCCGCTCCATGCTGGAGGGCACCTGGGCGCGCCTGCTCGCCGAGCGCACCGACGCTGTCTTGGGCACCGCCCGCGCGTCGATGCAGGCTGACCCCAGCCTGTCCATCAACCCCTTCAAGAGCGTCTGCCGCGCCCTGTCCGTCCTGTACGACACCCCGCCGGTCGTGCAGCACGCCACCGCGACTGCCGACGACCTGCGCAACCTGACCCGCGCCCTCGCCGATAGCGGCCTGTGGCCGATGATGCAAAGGGTTCAGCAGTACACCCTTGGCCTCCGCGAGATGTTCGTCCACGCCGCCGTCGACCCCGAGTCGGGCCGCCTGCGGGTGCGCGCCGTCTACCCGGACCTCGTGCTGGCCCGCGCCGCCGAGGGCACCCCGGATCAGCCCGCGCGCATCGAAGAGCTCCGCCTGCGCTCCACCGCCTACCTCCGCGAGCGCGGCGTGATCGGCGGGGTGACGGTCGGTGACCAGACGTGGACCGTCGACGTCTACGACCTGACCGGCCCGCAGCCGTACCACGCCGTCTACGTCTACGCGTCCAGCCCAGTCCCCGGATCGTGGGGTTTGGGCGGTGACATCACCGCGGCGATCTACGGCCGCACGATGACCGGCGCGGACTACCCGTGGCGCGCGACCCCCACCGTCCGGCAGATCGCGCAGGCCGAGCGCACCGGGCAGACCCCGGAAGGCACGCCGGTCCTGCCCTATGTGATCTACCACGCCGCCCCGAACGGGGACCGTCTCTTCGACCCCTTCGACTGGCAAGAGATCGTCGACGGCACCCTGACCTGCGGCGTGCTCCACGGCTTCCTTCTGCACACCTTCGCCGATGGCTCATGGCCACAGAAGGTGCTGATCGGCGGCGTCCCTGCCGGCGCCGCCGTGACAACGGCCGACCAAGAGGGCCACCGCCGGAGCTACGTCGCCGCCGACCCCACGTCGGTCCTGATCGTCGACCGGCTCCCCGGCTTCGAAGGGCAGCCTACGCACGGCCAATGGCAGCCCGGCGGTGACATCCTCGCCCAAGAGCAAGTCTTGGGCAACCTGATCAGCGCACTCATGGAGAGCGCCGGCATCAGTCCGTCCGACGTGCAACGCCTGTCCGGCAACGCACGCAGCGGCGCCGCCATCGCGCTGACAAACGAGGGCAAGCGCGAGTTGCAGCGCCGCTATCAGGCAATCTTCGAGGCCGCAGACCAGCGCCTCGTCCGCTTGGCCACCATCCTGCTCAACCGCTACAGCGACGCTGTCGAACTCGCCGCCGAGGCTGAAGGCGCGCCGATCCCGCCCCGCTACCGCTACCCCGAAGGCGGCTACGCGTTGACCTACCCGCGCATCCCGCGCAGCCCGGACGAGCTCAAGGCCCACCGCGAGCACGTCATGTCGCTCCTGTCGGTGGGCTTCTACGACAAGGCCGAAGCCTACGCCGCCCTGCATGACGTGCCGCTTGACGTCGCCGAGCGCCGCGTCCGCGAGATCGCCGCCGAGGCCGCCTCGCCGCCGCCCATGCCGGCCGCCCCGGCGCCCGCGCAGACCGCCCCCACCCGTCGCGCCGCCGCGTCCGCACCGGCCGCCGCGCCGGCCATGCCCGAGCGCGACAGCCTGCGGGACGCAATCGAGGACGCGCTTGACGAGATCGACGATGGGGCCAGCCCCGCCGAGATCCGCGCAATCCTGGCCGACCTGATCGACGAAGCCGAAGACGACGCAGAGGACGAAGAGACCGACGACCCGGCCACCAATCCCCCAGAGGACGCCGGTGCCTAAGACCGCCACCCCTCCCGCCGACGTCCAGGCCGCCGCCCGGCGGGGCCTTGACCTGCGCGCAAAGCAGACCCCGTCCAACCGCGGCGGGACCAAGATCGGCCTCGCTCGCGCCCGGCAGCTTGCCAACGGGCAGCCCGTCAGCCTGTCCACACTGCGCCGGATGGTCAGCTTCTTCGCCCGCCACGAGGTCGACAAGAAGGGCGAAGGCTGGGGCGTCGACAGCAAGGGCTATCAGGCGTGGCTGCTTTGGGGCGGCGACGATGGCCGCGCCTGGGCTACCCGGCAGATCGCCCGCTTGACCAGCAAGCCCCGCACTTCCTGACCCACCCACCATCGGAGAGCCCCGATGTCCGACGCCGCAGACATGATCCCGCGCAGCCGCCTGAACGAAGAGATCGCCAAGCGCAAAGAGCTTGAGGCCGATCTGGCCAAGTTCAAGGTCGACCTGACCACCGCGCAGGCCGCCGCCGCCGAGGCAGAGACCCTGCGCGCCACGCTGGCCAAAGTCCAGGGCGAGCACGAGACCTTCAAGGCCGGCGTCGACGCGGGCATCACCGACCCAGAGGGCCTCGAACTCGCCCGCTGGCTCTACGACAAGATCCCGGCCGCCGAGGACGGCACCCGTCCGACCTTCGCTGCCTACCTCGGCGGGCTGAAGTCCGACCCGGCCGCGCGCCCCAAGGCCCTGACCGGCTACTTCACCGACGCCCCCACGGCAGCCCCCGCGCCCGCCGGCACCCCTGCCGCCCCGCCGGCCGGGCAGACCCCCGCCACGCCCGCGCAGGCCGCCCCCAAGCCCGCCGCGCCGCGCAGCGCCGCGCCCCTGCCCGCCGCCAACACCGGGGCCACCCCGCCGGCCACGCCGGCCCCCACGCCCGCGGGCTGGACTGCCGAGGCGATTTCCCGGCTGCCCAAGGCGCAGTATGAGGCGCACAAGGCCGAGATCGCCAAGGAGCACGGAGCCACCCTGTTGCGCATGATTGCTGGCCAGCGGTGATCTTGCGCGTCAAGCGGCACTGTGCTACCATCGCCATACCAACGGCTCACGGTCGCTCCGTGTAACAAATGCGTAGGCCGGCAGGTGAAAGCACCTTCCACCCCCTTCGTACACGGAGCCCCCAATGGCTGACGAAATCGTCGCATCTGGCAGCCACTTCCTTGCCGCCTCGGTCCTCTTGGATCGCGAGGTCGGCACCCTGCTCAGCACCTACATCCCGCTCCGCGGGAGCCGGGCGCTGATCGACCTGTCTCCGATGGCGGCGATGGGCAGCCTCACCCTGGCGATCCCCCTCGCCGGCTGGGAGGGCCTGACCATGTCCGCCCCCGGTGAGATCACCGGCGTGAGCAACAGCGCGCTGACCACGGCGCAGAAGACCCTGACCATCGCCCGGCAGGTCATCCAGCTCCAGCTCAGCGACGAGATCCTGACCGGGTCGCTGTCCTCGACGGCGCTGATGGAGCGCGTGGCGATGTCGGTCGTCACCGCCTACGAGAACCGCTTCAACGACATGCTGTGCGCGCTCTTCGCGTCCGTGTCCTCGAACGTCGGCACCTCTGGCAGCGACATGACGCTCGACGACTACATCGACGCGCAGCAGACCCTGATGATCGCCGACAACACCGATGAGACCTACGCGATGCTGCACGGCCGCCAGATCGGCGACCTGCAGAACAGCCTCCGCGGCGAGGGCGGCGCGCTGTCCTTCTCGCAGGCCACCGCCGAGATGATCGCACTGAAGGGCAAGGGCTACGTTGGCCGGTTCCTGAACACGGACATCTGGCTCAACCCCCGCGTCCCCACCGCGAACGCCGGCGCCGACCGCAAAGGCTGCATGTGGGCGCGCGGCGCCTTCGGTTTCGCCGAGGCCCAGCACCCCCAGCAGGCCCTCCGCGGCAGCGTCAACCCCGAGCTCCGCAACCCCGTCGTCGTCGAGTTCGAGCGGTCCGCGTCCAGCGGCACCAACACGACCGTCGGCGCCGCGTTCGTGGGCTTCGTGGAGCTTGAGGACGCCCGCGCCGTCGCGATCACCACCGACGCCTGATCGGCGCGCCACCCGGCGGGCGGTTCACCCCGTCCGCCGGGCCGGCCGCGGGTCCGGCTGAACCCGCCCCCGTTTGTCCACCCACACATCGGAGAGCCCCGATGCCCCTTCCGTCCCGCCCACAGGCCCAGGCCGTCGCCGGTCGCCCTGTCCTGTCCAACACCGTCGCCGAGGCTGTGTTCCTTGAGCCGTCGCCCCGCTTCGCGTTCAGCGCGAACCCGGACAGCTACGCCTTGGGCGAGGTCAACGGGGAGCCGATGTACCTGCCAGCCATCGCCAAGCACATCCTCTCCCCCGGCGTGAACGGCGTGGGCAAGGACGGCGATCAACAGTTCTGTAAGGCCAACGTCGAGGGCAAGGGGTCGATCTGGATCAACCCTGACCAGTGCCCCGCTGAGATGACCCCCGACCACGCCCCGGGCTACCTGCGCCGCTACGAAGGGGTCAGCGGCCCTGTGCACCTTGAGGCGTGGCTGACCGTCGTCAAGGCCCCCGGCAGCCGCGGCCACGTCGCGCAGGCCACCAAGCAGGGCCAAGAGCTCTACAACCGCTGGCGCCTGTGGCTCATGGAGTCCGGGATCGTGCCCTTCCCGTCCGAGGACTGGGTCGAGCGCTTCGAGGAGTCCAAGGCCGAGAGCCTGCGCCGCCGCGCCGTCTTGGCTTCGATGCCGGAGCCGCGCATCGCCGCCGCCGAGAAGGCCGCCGACATCGCCAAGAAGAGCCGCAAGGCCCGCGCGAACGTGCCGGAGGTGTCCGATGGGTGAGTCCGTCAAGGCCCGCGAGGTCATCGACCGCACCACCGCGCAGCTTGTGGAGACCGGCGTGCGCCCAGATCGCGCCCGCGAAATCGCCCGCGACTCGATGATCCGGATCGACATCCGCGAACAGGGCGGGAAGCCGCCCCCGCGCCGGCCGGACGCCGGCAACACCCCGCGGCGCTAGCGCCGCGCCCGGCAGAGTCCGGGCGGGAGACACACAATGTCCGGACCCCTCCGCTTCCGCGATGCCGCCGGCGTCGCTTACCGCAAGTTCGTCGTGTGGACCGGCGCCACCCAAGCGCTGATCGCCACGTCCCCCACCGTCACCAGCGGCAGCGGCGCCCCGTCGGCGTCGGAGCCGAACGGGTCGGTGTACATGCGCACCGGCGGCGCCGCGGCGACGACCCTCTACCTGCGCGTCAGCGGCGCGTGGGTCGCGGTCGGCGCGTCGGTCATGCCGTCCGCGTCGGTCTTCCTCAGCGATGAGGTCACCGGAAACGGGTCCGCGCAGAACACCGCGCACGGCCTGGGCACCACCCCCGCCCTGGTCTTCGCGATCCCGTCGAACCTGACCGGCGGGCCGTGCGTCGTCACCTACGGCACCCACACCTCGACCAATGCCATCGTGACCGTCACGACCGGCGAGAAGTACCGCGTCGTCGCCTTCAAGTGACCCGCACGCCGGAGGGTAGCCCGTGAGCAGCACAGCCTATCAGGCCCGGTTCGCCGGCCCGACCCTGATCGAGAAGGGCCGGGACACGGTGATCACCTGCCCGGTCTACCTGTCCGGCGCGCTTGTCGCCCCGTCCGCTGTCGTCGTGTCAATCTGGACCGCCGCCTCTGCCCCTGTGGTCGCGGCCGCGTCGGGGTCGGTGGTGGGCTCAGTCGCCACCTACACGGTCCCGGCCGCGTCCACCTCGGGCCTGCCCTACGGTGCGGACTGGCGCATCGAATGGACGCTGACCCTGTCCAGCGTCGCCGAGGTCATCCAGACCGACGCCGCGCTGGTCCGCAACGCCATCCGCAACCCGGTCACCGACGTCGACCTGTACGCCCGTGAGCCCGCCCTTGACCCCAATGGGTCGGCGCCGATCCACAGCCTCAGCAACTTCCAGACGTTCCTTGACGACGCGTGGAAGACGCTCCTGAACCGGCTCCTCACCGATGGGCAGTACCCGTGGAAGATGCCATCGGCCGCGGTCCTCCGCGAGACGATGTTGGCCCTGACCCTTCACCGGGTCTATCAGTCCTTCACGACGGGCCTGAACGACGCCTACGGCAAGACCGCCGACGCCTACCGTCGGGACTATCACGAGGCGTACCGGAGCATCCGCTACAGCGAAGTGATCGACCCTGACCAGCCCAGCGTCACGTCGCAGAAGGTTGCGGCGATGCCGGTGTTCTTCCTTGGCCAGCCGAAGCGGAGGGCCTTCTAATGTCCCTGACCGTCGCGGCCCTGATCGACCGGATCGGCGACCACCTGACCGCTACCCTGCCCACGTCCCCGGACAGCGCGCGGTGGACCCGTAGCCGCTTCCTGCCCCCGCAGTTGGGGCAGGACACCGAGGCCAAGATGGCCCGCGCGTGGTCCGTGTGGGCCCCGGCAAGCGCGCGCATCCCGCCCGCCGAGCGCCAGAAGCTGACCGAGGGGACGCACGTCGAGACCACCGTCGAGGTCGGCTTCAGCCGCCCCCTACGCGCCGACGGCACCGCCGCTGACTTTCAAGCCGCCCTCGCCGAAGAGGACGTGCTACGATTGGCCTGCGCGGGCATCACCCGGACCAGCCTCCCCCGCTTCACCCTGACCGGCTCGACCCGCACCGTGAGCGGCGACAACCGGACCCTGATCACCGTCCTGACGTGGACGGCCGCCCACACAATCCCGCTCCAGTAGGAGGCCGTCATGGCTGCAAGCGTCGTCATCAAGCACTTCACCGACGGATCGATCACCCTGAAGGACGGCACCGGAACCCCGGTGACCCTGACCGTCCCGTTCAGCGCGGGTGACCTGTCCCTGTCCGGGCTGGCGCAGGACGCGCTTGGCCGGGCGACCAACGCCTACGAGTCCCGTGGCACGCTCAACAGCCTGCGCCGCGGCGCTCGCGAGTACCCCACCGTCTCGTTCTCTGCGCACATGGCCGACCTGTCCGACGCGTCCGACCGCACCATCGTCGACTTCCTGCGCAAGAAGAACAGCTACAGCGCGAACATCTCGACCACCGCGTCGACCGGCGACGTCTACACCGTGGACATCGTGCTGACCGTCGAGGGCACCGACCTGGGCGACTCCGCCGACCACACGATCACGATGGAGGACGTGGACTGCCGGATCGACTTCGCCGAGGGCGAGCCGAACACCTTCACCATCAACGGCACGGTCTACGGCACGATCACCCCGGCCTGATCGCCCGCAGCGCACCCACCCCGCCGGGCGCCCGCGGCCCGGCATCCCACACCCATCGGAGAGCCCCGATGTCCCTCCCTGCCACGATCACGCTCGGCGGCGCGTCCTACGCCGTCCACCCACCGAAGAGCCCCGCGCGCGCCGCGGCGGTCCTGCAGTTGGGTGGCAAGGACACCCCCGCCCACGTCTCCCTCGCCGCCGCCCTTGGCCTCTGTGTGGATGCCCACGGGGTCGTGTGGAAGGGCAACCCGGCCGCGTTCGGCGAAGCCGTCTTCGATGCGCTGCAGGCCAAGCGCGTTGGCTTCACCGCGATCTGTCAGGCCGGCGGGACGTGCATGGAGGCGCTGGCCGCCGCCGTGCTCTTCGAGGATGAAGTGGCCGCCGAGGAGGGTTTTACCGCAGCCCCGTAGGCCGGATCGACTGGCAGACCCTTGAGATCTGCCGCCTATGGGGCCAGCCGCCCGCGTGGTGGGGCACCCTGTCCCGCGAGGACCGGGTCAGTCTGACCGCGTGGTATCGGGTCCACTGCCAACCGCAGCCCCCGACCGCGCAGAAGATCCCGCACCACACACCCCCCGCGCGCAAGAGGTGACCGTGGCCCGCCCGATCAAAGCCCGCGCCGGCAAGGTGACCGTCGAGATCGACGCCGCCCTGTCAGCGCAGATCGACGCGATGATCAAGGGCATGGCCCCCGCTGTGTCCGGCGCGCTGGATGACTACCTGAACGCCGCCGAGGCATACGTCGCCCGGGAGTACCCCCGCCCGGGTGACAGCCGCTTCCCAACCGCCACGGGCAACAGCCGCGATGCGTTCGACTTCCTGCGCACCGTCGAAGAGCGCGCCGGCGGCACCATCCTCAGCGCCAGCGTGGAGAACGACGCATCCAACTACGGCAAGATCAGCCGCCTGCGCAGCCGCCGGGTGGAGCTGCAGGCCGCCCTTGACCGCGGCGACAGCCTGACCCCCGAAGAGCTCCGCGAGCTGCGGGTCATCGAAGCGCTCGAACGGCAGACCGGCCGCAAGGGACTTGTGCCCTACGTCGTCTTCGTCCACCGCGGGCACTACTGGCAGACCATCCGCCGTATGCGCAAGGACGCCGAGCGGGCTATAGTCTCACAAGCCGCCGCAGAGCTGCGCCGGCTCGCCGGAGGGTAGCCCGTGGCCGACGTAGCGACACTGACCCTGCGGGCCGACATCAGCGAGCTGCAGCGCAAGCTGCGGTCTATCCCCGACGACGCATCGGGCTCCGCAAAGCAGATGGCCGTCGCGCTCGAGCGCAGCTTCAAGCAGGCCACCGCCGCGTCCGTCGCCGCCGCCAAAGCATCCGGCGCCGCGCAGGCATCGGCCGCCCGCGAGACCGAGCGCGCCGTGGCGAAGCTGGCCGAGTACGCCGCGGCCGGCGACCCTGTCGAACAGCTTACCCTCAAGTTCCAGCGGCAGGCCGCCGAGATTGAGCGGCTTGGCAAGCTGACCGGCAACACCGCGCAGGCGCAGAAGGCCCTCGCCAACGCATCGGCGGACTACAGCGCGTCCCTGTCCGCCATGACCGCCCCGGCAAAGCAGACCCTCGATGCCGTCGAAGAGGGCGCGACCAAGGCCGCTGGGTCGACATGGAAGCTGCAGCAGCAGACGATGAGCCTGCGCAAGAACGTGGGCGACTTCGCCAACAGCCTTCTGGCCGGCCAATCCCCGTTCACGGTCCTACTGCAGCAGGGCCCGCAGTTGGCCGAAATCTTCGGCGAAGCGGAGGACGCGACCGAACTCCTGCAGAACAGCTTCGGCGGCCTGATCACCAAAGCCAAGGCCGCGGGCGCCGTGCTCGCCGTCGCCGCCGTCGCGGTCGCCGCAGCGGTCACCGCCTACAGCGCGCTTGCCAACGCCACCGACGACAACGCCGACGGTAACAACAGGCTGATGGCCACGTTCGACCGGCTCACCGAGTCGGTCAACACGTCATCCGATGCGATCAACAAGCAGACCGCGGCACTCGCCGCGCTGAAGGTGTCGGCCGAAAAGCGCCGCGAGGACTTGCTTGTCGAGATCGGCGCGCTGGACAAACACGAGGTCGCCGCCAAGCGCGACCGCGAAGCGCTGGCCGAAGAGACCCGAGAGAAGATGCTGGCGATCACGGCCACCAAGGCCAAGTTGGTCGTCGACCAAGAGACCTACAAGGCCGTGTATAAGAACACGGACGCAAGCGTGACGCAGCGCGTTGAAGCGCAGAAGATGCTGAAGGCCACCCAAGAGGCCATCCGCGTCGAAGACGAGAAGATCTCGCAGGCGCAGGCGCTCTACAACGAGCAAGTCGACCTGATCGATAGCACGCGCATCTTCCGGCAGGCACAGGATGAAGCGACCGCATCCGAGCGCAACGCCACCAGCGCCCGCAAAGACCGCACCGCCGCGACCAAGGACGCCGCCAAAGCGGAGCGCGACATCGCATCCGCCTACGACGCAATCCAAGGCGTGGTCGACGAGTTGGCCGCCGCGGGCGCCGACGCCGAGCGCAAGTTGGGCATCGAGGCCGCCGCGCGCATCAAGGTTCTGACCGAGATCCAAGACAAGTACGCAGATCAGCCGGACCTTGTGCTGAAGGCAGCTAACGCCGAGAGCGCCGTCCGCGAACAGCTTTACGCTGACACCGTGGCTCTCCGCGAGAAGCAAGACGCCGAATACCTGGAGGCGCGCCACAAGGTCATCGCCGCCGAGACCGAAGCCTTCGCCAAGGCCGAGAAGGCGCGCCACGACCTGCGGATGAAGAACGCGACGGACTTTGCCAACGCATCGTCCACCTTCGCCAGCGGCATCAGCGACCTTCTCGCGCAGCAGTCCGAGGCCAACGCAAAGCGCGACCGCGCGCTGGCCCTGCGGCAGTTCAAGGCGTCGAAGGCCGCGGCCATCGCCGAGGCCACGATCAACGGCGCGGTGGCCATTACCCGCGCCCTCGCAACGTTGGGGCCCGTCGCCGGGGCGCTGGCCACCGCCGGCATCAGCGCCGCCACGGCCGCGCAGGTCGGCGTGATCGCAGGCCAAAAGCCCGCATTCGACCGCGGCGGCATGATCCAAGGCGGCCGCATGGCCGACCAAGTCCCCATCAACGCCCTGCCCGGTGAAGCGGTCCTGTCCCGTCAAGCCGTGCGCGCCGTCGGCGGGCAGACCGGCGTCGACGCGCTCAACCGCGGCGAGGGACAGAACAGCGCCCCCATCGTGCTCCCCGTCTACAAGCACTTCGGCCGCTTCGTGCGGGACGAGTTGGAGCGCAGCGGCGCCCTGCAACGTGCTACCTTCCGCGGGCGCCCCGTCGGCGCGCTGGGGTACTAATGGCCACGACGACCCGCGCACAGCATCCCGCCCTCGTGGTCATGGACCCCCGCCTGGACGCCGCCACGGCCCCGTGGGCCGCGCACAGCAGCTACACCGAGGCATCACCCCGGGCGGGCATCCCTGAGCCCGCAGGCGCCTACCAGGGCAGCCTACGGGCCAAGGGCGAACAGACGGCCGCCTTCACCACCCGCGTCCAGTCCGCCGGCCTGCCGTCGTCGCAGTCCACCGCGGCGACCTTCGCCACGTCCCCGGACGGGTCGACCGGATGGGCGGGATGGGAGGGCCCCGGCAGCGTGGCCTTCTGGGACGCCGCGTCCTACAGCGCCAGCACGTCGGACTACCTGACGCAGCCGCACGTCTGCGCCACCCCCACCGGGACGCTCCTGGCCTGCGCCCGCAAAGGCACTGGCACCGGCTCGCTTGTGGTGTACCGCAAGGCCGCCGGCGCCGCGTCTTGGGGCAGCGAGATCAGCGTCAGCACCCGCGGCCTCGCCCCCTACGGCCCCTGCCTCGTGATGGTTGGCGACCGGGCCATGCTCTTCGTCGCGGTGGAGTCCCCGACCGGCAGCGTCGCCTACGTGTGGTCCCTCTACAGCGACGATGACGGCGCGACGTGGACCGAGGCCGCCGCGCCCGCCGGCGTGGACAGCACCACCGTTCAGGGCGTGACAGCCAACACCGTCCGGCGCCTGCGCGCGGCCTACGCCAACGGGCAGATCATCCTCTTCCTGCACACGCGGTCGGGCACCACGAACACAGTCTATCAGTGGGCATCCGACGACTTGGGGTGCTCCTTCTCGCGCGTCAGCACCCTGTCCGGCGAGGGCGGCGTCGACGTCGTCGCAGTCGGCGGCCAGTTCTTGGCCATCTTCGGGGCCTTCGCAGCGGGCGCCTACAGCACGAAGGTCCGGCGCTACGGGTCCGCGTTCCAGTCCTCCGCATCGTCGGTGATCGCCACGCTGGGCTCTTCGACCGGCTTGGGCTCCGCCTACCTCACCGACACCGGCGCAGGCACCGTCAGCCGGCACAACGGCTTTGGCCTCGCCGTCGACGAAGTCGGCACCGTGTACGCCTTCGCCTCGCAGTACAGCCCCGACCCGGACACGAAGATCTACCGCGGGCAGGTCTTCGTGACCGAAGACCTCGGCGTGACGTGGATCCCCTGGGGTCAGGACGTGCAAAGCGCCAACGACCCGTCCGGCTACAGCTACAGCGCACGGTGGGTCAGCCCCAACAATGGCGATACCGGCGTCACTCCCGAGGCGGTGTTCGCCCACAGCCTCGCCGCCTGCGCCCACCGCGGCCGCTTCGTCATCGCCCACAACTGGAACGCCCCGACCGCCACCTACGGCAACAGCTTGGGCTTTGCCTACCTGGGCGGCCTGACCACCCAATGCCTGCCCCCAATCAACCGCGGGGCCCGCTACCAAGACCAAGCGTCCTGGGACTGGACGTGGTTGCCCTACGAAGAGCCGTCCGCGATCCCGAACAGCGTGACGTGGACCGAGACCGGCACCGCATCCTCGACCCTCTCCGCCCCCGGCCGCCTGAACCTAAGCGCGCCCTTGGCCTCCACCGCCTATGGAACGTTCAACGACCCCATCGTCGCCGAGCCGTCCGCCCGCGACACCACCGGCGACACGCTGATCTGTGAGGCCGCCATCGAGGCGGTCACCAACCCGGACACGACCACCGAGCGCGTCGCCCTGCGCTGCCGCGTGGACGATGGCGTGTACGGCTACGAGGTCAGCGTCCGCGTCAACACCGTGGCCGTCGTCGTTTACGACAACGTCAGCAACACGCAGATCATGGCCTCGGCGACCCTCGCCACCGGCCCGAAGCACGTCCGCGTGGGTCTTGACGGGTCGACCGGGGCGGTCGCGGTATGGGTCCGCGGGTGGGCCGACGCTGAGATCCGCGAGTGGACGTTGCTCGACACGGCAACCCTGACCGACGACGGCGGGACGGTCGGGAACCACCGAATCCAGTTCGGCTCCTTCTCGGGCGTGGTCGGCGCTGTGACCTCGCGCTGGTTCTTCGTCGCGGTGTCCTTCGGCGACCGCGCCGGCTACAGCAACGTCGGTACGCAGGCCCATTGGGACGCGTTCGATCCCGCATACCTGCCGGACATCCTCAAGGGCCGGCAGATCCCCGCCGCCCCGCGCTTCGCCTACGCCCGCAGCGGCGCCGCCCTGTCCGGCCTGCGCGGGCCCTACCTGACCGGTCAGACGTGGACCGTCACCCCGGACGCCGTCTTCAGCGCCGCCCGCATCCTGCCGCAGATCGCCCGGTCCCCCCGCCTGGGCTGGCGTTCCACCGGCGACAACGTCCAGCAGACCATCGCCATCCAACTGCAGTCGACCGGCGCCGACAGCGCCCCGACCGCCCCCGTGATGGCCCTGATCCTGCGGGGGATCAACTGGCGCACCGGGGCCATCCAAGCCCGCGTCGGCGGGACATGGACGACGCAAGCGACCATCGACGCGGCAATCTCGTCCACCGCTATCGGCTTCACCCGTACCGGTGACGTGCTCACCCCGTCGACCTACGACGCCGCCCGGCCCTACTTCGCGACCGGCGAGCTCACCGGCTGGACCGCGCAGTTCGGCAACATCAGCGGCGGCATCCTGATCGCGCAGCGCAAGATCCGGCACAACACCGAGGGCAAGCTGTCGACCGGCACCTACGGCGGCCCGGTCTGCCGCCTGACCCTGACCGGCGTTGCAGGCACAGAGCAGACCAGCGGCACGATGCGCCTGTGGTCCCCCGATGTCGCGGTCGTCTTCCCGTTCACCGCAAGCGCCGACGGCTGGCGCATCCTGATCGACGCGCAGCAAACCGCCGACGACTTCTACACCATCGGGCAGATGGTCCTTGGCCCGCTCCACCTCTTCGCGCAGCCGTACTCCTGGGGCCGCACACAGACCACCGAGCGCGGGTCTATCGTCGAAGTCCAGCCGGACCGCAGCACCTACCTCGCCCGCCCCGCCCCCGCGCGCCGCGTCATCCAGATGACTTGGGCGGATGGCGTGGACGAGACGCAGCTTTGGGCCGCGAGCCCCGAACCGGACTACCCGGACTACGACAGCGCCGACGCATCCAACGCCAACGCCGCCACGCTGCACAGCCTCACCGGCCTACTCAACGAGGCGGACGGGCGCATGGTTGCCTTGCTCCCCAAGGTGACCCTGCCGATCACGACGACGCAGACGATCCACCGCCGCGCCGGCCTGATCGTCGGTACTGCCTCGGCAACGGACAGCCTCGACACAATCCAAGGCGAAGAACTCACCGACGAAGTCCACCGGTCCGGAAACCTCGTCATCACTGAGGAGGTCTGATGCCCCGCGCCGACGCCGAGATGGTTTGGCTCTTGGACCTTGACCTGCCGGGCGTGACCTTCCGCCTGTCGACGCAGCCAATCGTGCTTGACGACGACGGCGCGCCTGTCGAGTACGCGGGCGGTCTGTCTGACGTCGACTTCGCCGAAGAGATCGACCTGCTGACCGTGCGCCCCGCGTCGCAGACCGTCGCGCTTGAGGCACACATCACGCCGACCCCCGTCTACCTCGCCGCCCGCGGGATCGACCTGAGAGAAGCCGAAGCGGTCCTGTCCTACGTGCTGGTCACCCCGCCCCGCATCGGCGCCCCGCTGACCGGCACCTACGGCGCGCGCGTCTTCGTGGCCCGCGGCCGACTCGCGCAGCCCGCGTGGGGTGACCCGCAGCGTCCGGCGTCTTGGTTCGCCGCATCGCTTGAGGCCACCCCGTGGACGTCCCGCGTCCCGCTCCTCTCCCCGCAGGCCGTGATCACCGAGGGCGACTTCCCCACCGTCCGCGAGGATGCCGCCGGCTATCCCTTCCCGCTCGTGATCGGGCAGCCCGGCGCGTCCCTGATCGGCCTGTTCAGCACGCCCGCCTACCCGATTGCAACGCTGGGCGGCCCTGTGTCGCTGCTCTTGGTCGCAGGCGACAGCGTCACCACCACGGGCGACGACGTCACAATCAGCGACGGCAGCGCGTCCGAATCCTTCCCGCTGAAGTCGTCGCTGACAGACAGCGGGCAAGCTTACCATTACGTGGACATCACCGCGGCCGCAACCATCAGCGACACGGCCGACGTCTTCGCCGTCGCGTGGTCCGAGGCGTCCGGTGCGGGCGGCGCCTCCCGGCCCGGCCGCCCGTCGACGGCCGGCGAGGCGATCCGCTACCTGTTGGCCCGCGCCGGCTTGCCGTTCGACACCGGCCGTAGCGCCCCGGCTATCGACAACCTGCGCGGCTACCGCTTCGACCTGTACCTGAACGACCCCGAAGTCACCGCGTGGGAGTACCTGTCGACGCAGGTCTTGCCCTACCTACCCGTGACCCTTCGCGCCGGCCCCGACGGCCTAATCCTTGGCTACCTCGACCCCAACGCCACCGCCGCGCAGGCCGCGGCCGACGGCAGCCCCGAGGCCGGATGGGTGCGCCTTGACGCTGTGGTCTACGACGACGGCCCCGCGCCTGTGCGCCTGACGATCCAAGGCGGGCAAAACATGCTCACCGGCGGATCGGCCCGCACCGTCATCCTCGACAGCCAAGCGGACACGGTCGGCAGCACGGCCGGCACAATCGGCCGCCGCGCGGGCTTCACCTCCCGTACCCGCGAAGTCCCCGCCGAGGCACAGGCACCCGAAGACCAGACGCTGACCCTGCCGTGGGCCCAAGAAGAGCGCACCCTGTACGCGCTCGGGCTGTCTTGGCTGGCCCTGCGTGCCGGCCGGCCCTACACCGTCACCTACAGCGCGCCCCTGTCGGTGTCGCACCTGTCCCCCGGCGATGCCGTCGCAGTCACCGACCCTGCGCTGGGCTGGACAGACCGCGTCCTGTGGGTCCGGTCGAAGCGGTGGCAGGGCGGCCGGTGGTTGCTTGGTCTGTGGTCGGTGGAGCGCACCTAAGCCCGCCGCGCCGCGATAGCCGCCCGCCGCGCCCTGTGATACCCTACCCCCGCGAGGTGCCCGATGGCCGCCACAGTCACCAAAGCCGGCAGCCCCGGCCCCATCACCGACCGTATCGCCCTCGGGGGCACGGCCGGCAACGTGACGCAGATCGCATTCCCACGGTGGGCGCGCGAGATCAGCGTCAGGATCTTCGCGTCGGACAACACGACCCCCTCCGCCGGCTTCGTCTCGCACAGCGGCACCGACGGTGCGGCCTACAACGCTGATGCCGTGCGGATTGAGGAGTCGGTGCCCTTCATGGTCAACTCTTCACCCGGCGCGCATGCGGTGGTCCTGTACATCGCCGGCGACAACGCGAACGACGTGGCCCACGTCACCGTGGGCGCCTGACCATGCCCCGCCTGCGCACCCGCATCGTACCGCGTCCCGGCGGGGTCACCGACCTCACCGCCCCAACGCCCCCGGCGCAGGGCCCCCCCGAGCCGGTCGGCACCACGTCCGTCTCCCTCACCTACACGCACCCGGGCGCGCCTGCGGGGACGACCTACGCCCTCAGCATCACCGACCAGTCGACCGGAAGCGCCATCACGCCGTCGAGCGGAAGCGGCCTCGGCCCCTACGTCATCCCGACCAGCGACGGCCTGCGGGCCGTGCACCGGATGGTCGCGTCGGCGGGCGGGCAGACCAGCCGCAGCGACGTCGGCATCATCACCGTCGAGCAAGACGTCGCCGACGCCTACCCAGTGGAGGGCTCGGCCGGGTGGCGCGAGGTTTGGACGTGCGACCTGCGGACCAGCGGCAACATCGGGCCCATCCCCAATGGCACGTCGAGCATCACCCTCTCGGGCGACACCATTGCGACGCGCGGGGCGACCGCTGGCGCCGGCACCTTCGGCACCAACAACACCTGCAACGTCGTCAGCGGCGAAGGCTTGGTGCTTGAGTGCACCACCACCGCCTCGATGCTCCCGGAGCTGACCCTCACCCTGCCGCTTGGTGAGACACTGAGCGCCGACCACGCGCTGCGCGTCTCGATGAAGGTGAAGGTCTTCAACGAGGACAGCAACGACAGCGCGTGGCTCTACATCGCCGATAGCGCCGTGACCCCTACCCTGGACGTGTCGAGCGCGTCCGACGTGGCTGGTATCCGCGTCACCGGCCAGACCGCCAGCCTTACCTACCGCCGCGGGGCCTCGGCCTCGTCTGGGGTGACCGTGCCTGCGGGCTGGGCGAACGGGACGCGCCTCTTCTTCGAGGTCATCGTCCCCGGCTACGGCAACGACGCTGTGATGCGCGTTGACGACACGCAGTTTCAGAACCCGACCCCGGACCAACGCGGGCGGTCACAGTCGGCCGCCGCCGCGCCCACCACCACCGCAACGGCGTGGGCGGAGGGGCTCAGCTCCATCAAGCTGCTGCTCGGCCTCGGCAACGGTGGGAGCGGCGTCGGCACCCCCAAGGTCGTGATCGAGTCCATCGCCATCGAGGTGCGCTGACCATGCCCCAAGCTCTCTCCGCCGAGCGCGCCAGCGCCACCGCCGACACCGGCGCCGACGTCGGCTCCGTGGTCCTGCGGCTGTCCCTTCCCGACCCCGAGGCCGCGGAGCTCATCGCCGCCGCCGACGCGACCGACCCGCTGGCCGCCGCCGCGCAGGACTTCCTCCGCGCTGAGGTTGCCGCCGGGCGGCTGGTCCTGCCATCGTGACCCCCGCCGTCGACCTCGCCCTCCACGACTGCGGCCCGTGCGACACCGACGGCCCCGCCGTCCGCGACCACCTGCCGGACGGTCTCACCCCCGAGGCCCGCGCCTTCATCCTGACCCGGCTTGACCACGGCGAAGCGCACTACGGCGCGCCGCTGCGGGTCGGCTGGCCCGGCGCGATCATCGAGTCCCCGCAAGAGTCCGCCGACCTGACGGTCTACCTGCGCGCTGCCAACGCCCCGCAGGGACTGATCGACCGCGCCGTCGCGCTGCACAACGACGTGGTCCGCTGGGCACAGGGGGCCCGATGACTCCACCAATCCGACTGGCGACCGTGCAACCCGACCCCGCCGTGATCGCCTTCCTGCAAGACCTCCTTGCGCGCGCCGAGTCCGGCGATGTGCAGGGTGTTGCGGTTGCGCTCCTTGGCCCGGATCGGAGCGCGTCGACCGCGTGGGAGTTGGGCGCCAGCGGCAACCTGCATCAGCTCGGGTTTGCAGCCTTCGACCTTGCCTGCCGCATGCGGGAGCCGTGATGACGATCATCGTCCGCCGATCCGGCGCCGCGCCGCACGTCCACCGCCTGACCGCCGCCGACCTCTGCGCCTACGCCACCCGTCGCGCAGCCCGCGCGCCCATCCCGGAGTGCTGACATGAAACCGGCCTTGATCGCCCGCCTTCTGCGCCTCGCCGCCCGCGTCACCATTGCATCGGCCGGAGGCTTCACCCCCGCCGAGATCCGGCGCTTGGCGGCCGACTTGGCCGAGCTCGCCGCCGACCTGATCGCGGACCTCGCGGACAAGGACTGAACCGATGGGGATGCCCAAGGGGTGCGGCAGCGACAACTGCCAAGCGATGCTCTACCGCGACCGGACCGCCAACGGCGTCAAGGTCCGGTCTTGGTGCATGCGCTGTCAGCACACCCCGCCCGGGTCGCCCCCATTCGTCGCGGTCAAGTCGATCCCGGCTGACGCACTCGCTGCCCTTCCGGAATGGCCGCAGGCCGCAGCGGATGCCGCGCCGTGCGCCGTGTGCGGGACCGTGGCCCACCTTGAGACGCATCACTTCGCCCCGCGGCACCTGTTCGGCAGCGACGCCGACCGATGGCCAACCGCGCGCATCTGCGGCCCGTGCCATCGGCGATGGCATGACCTCGTGACCCCCAACATGTGCAAGAGGCCCTGATGCCCTACGCCTTCGGCCCCACGTCCACCGCGCGCCTGCAGACCTGTCACGAGCTTCTGCGGGAGCTCTTCGTCCGCGTGATCAAGCGGCCGGACCTGCCGCACGATCTGACTGTGCTCTACGGCCATCGGACCAACGCAGAGCAGGCCGAACTCTACGCCAAGGGCCGGCGCGGCATCCCGGGTGAGAAGACCGTCACGAACGCAAAGCCGGGGCAGTCAAAGCACAACGCCTCGCCCTCGCACGCCGTCGACGTCGCACCCATCGTCAAGGGTTCGGTGTCTTGGGATTGGACGGCCTACCATGCGGTTGCGCCTATCATCAAGGCGGAGTGGACGAAGATGGCCGCCGAGGGCCTGACGCACGGGGTCACCCTGTCGTGGGGCGGCGATTGGGAGCGCACGAAGGACGGCCCCCATTGGGAGGTCCGCGGGGTATGATGCCGTCCATGCACAGCCTCCCCCGCATCCCCGCCCACCTCCGCGGCCCCGCCCTCGTCGTCGTCGCGGGCGTCGCCGCCTTCGCCATCGCCGCCTTCGCAGCCACGGCCGGCGCGCAGGTCGACGGCGCGCCTGTGCCGGGCGCTGCGCCCGCCGGTGACCTCGGCGCGCTCGCCCCGCTGCTACAGGGCGCGGGCCCGTCCGGCGTGATCCTCGCCGCCCTCGCCGCGGCGTGGAAGCAGTGGCGGGATGAGGCCGGACGGCACGCCGAAGAGCGCGCCCGGATGCGGGAGGCGATGGCCGCGCTTGAACACCGCGTCGACCTTGAGGCCGCGAAGACTGCCGCGGCGCTTGAGCGAATCCGCGACCTGATCGCCGTGGCTGAAGCGGCCGCCCGGAGTCGTCAATGAACCTCGCCCTCGTCCAGCCCGCCGCCCCGGCGCCGATGCCGTCGCGCCGACCCCCTGTCGCACCCGCACTGCCCGAACCGGCCCCCGCGACAGAGCCCGGCCTGTCAATCACCGCGATGGTCCTCGGGATGGCCTTGTCGGTCGCTGACAACCTGATCGCCGACCTCCACACGTCCACCGCCGCGCCCGGCCCCGCCTCGGTGCCCCGCGGCCCCTTGGAGTCCTGACATGGGCAAGATCGAAACCAACAGCGGCAACGACACGTTCAGCGCCACCCACCGCGAGGTCTGGGTCGGCATGGAAGAGTGCCCCGACGGCCGGATGCTCCACGTCGCGACCGGCACCGGGGACAGCCCCACCAACGCGCAGTTCGCCACGCTGCAGGCCAGCGCCGACGATGCCAACGTCAGCCTGTCGGACTGGTACGACGACTGCGCCGTCAAGCTGCCCGCGTGGACCGGGCGCCTCATGGCTGCCGCGACCGCCCGCGGCATGACTGCTGCCGCGGTCAAGGCGGCCGCCCGGCGCGCCTTCAAGTCGTAGGCGGCACCGGCCCGCGCCAGCGCGCAACGACGACAGCGCACCGCCAGACCAGCCGGGCCCACGCCACCGCCAGCGGCAGCCGCCCCGCCCCGGCGAGCTCCGCAGCGAGCAACCCGCCGACGGCCGCGTGGACCGCCCACAGGTCCGCATGGGCCCGGTCCGTGCGCACGGCCGCGGTGATGTCGGCCCGGACGCCCAGGCACGCCTCAACCACGGCAGGGCGCGGCGCGAGGACCGGCGCGGGCTGGCCCTCGGGTGTGGCGCTGGGCTTCGGGCGGGCCTGCCTGCGGGTGTCGGTCACGCTCCCCCCGGGCACGCCGCGACCGCCGGGAGGGGTGGGGCGAGCCTGCCCGGAGTCTACCGCGCGGGCGGGGTGGCCGGGATTTCACGCGGTGACAGGGGTGGCCAACTTCCACCGCCAGCACCACACGGCCGCAGGCCGGGTCGGGCGCCCGGCGTAGCGGCTGGCCCAGACCTTGTCCCACATCGCGCGGGTGCCCTCGCTCGCCTTTGCGTCGTCGATGGGGTCCGGGTACACGGTGGTGTGCGCCGCCGCCTGCCACACGACTCCGTGCGGCAGGCCCGGCAGATCGATGACCGCGGCAGGGATGCCGTCGTTGTCGAGGGCGATGTGCAGGGCTTCAAGCTCGGGCAGCCACGCGAAAATGAGCGAGGCGCACTCGGCGAGGGTCGGCCAGCGGTCTTCGGTTGGGGTCATCGGTCCTCCTTGCCGCTCTCGGCAGCGCTCCTGTGTGTCCTCGCCGCCCGCCCGCGCCCAACGTCGGGCACCGGGCCGGGCTCGGGCTCGCTGTAGGCCGCGCCCATGCACCGGACCGTGCACCACGGGGCGGGCCCGGGGCTGCGGTAGCGGCGGCCGCAGACGGGGCAGGTGGCCGTGATGGGCGCCTTCATGCCCACCTCCGCGCCGCGCGCGCCCAGCCGTCGGCCCAAGCGATGGCGTCGGCCTCCATCTTCAGCGCCCATGCCGCGCGCCCTGACCGAGTCGCCGGGTCGGCGCAGTACCCGCAGACCTCCGCCTCCGCATCGGCCCAAACCCACCCCTTCGACACCAGGAAGTACGCCCGCAGCCGCGCGGCCGCCGACGTGCGCCGCCCGCCGGGGCGGACCCGCAGGCGGCGGTGGTGCCAGGGGCGGGTCATGGCTGGCCCTCCTCTTTGAGCCGCAGCAGCGACCGCAGCCCGTCGAACTCCTTGATCAACGCCGACAGGAGCGGCAGATCAGCGGCCGCGGCCTCTTCGGCGTCGACCACGCGCCCGAGCCGGTCGATCTCGGCGAACCACTGGCCCTCGCGGGTGCCGACGGCAGCGTGGATGCCGCGCGCGTGGAAGCGCTCAAGGTGCCGCCCGAGCAGCACCCAAGGGTGCGTCGCGGTGTACTGCCACACTTCAAGCACGCGGGCCTCGGTCCAGTGCGCCTCGGCGATCATGCGGCAGCCGTGGAAGAGCGCCGAGGCCGGCGCCCGGGTGCGGCGGGCCTCGGCGAGCACCTGCGCGGCGGCGACCGCGGGGTTGGTGTCGTCAGGGATGGGCGTCATCATGCGCCCTCCAGCGCCGCACGCCACTTGGCGATCCACAGCCTGAGCGCCGCATCCGCGCACTGCAGGCCCTCGATGAAGTCCTCGTGACGGTCCTCGGCTTTGAGCCTGCCCACGCCCGCCATCCCGGCATCAAGTGTCTGCTCAAGGTCAAGCAACATCGCCAAGTGCGCAGCCTCCACGGCGTTCTCTTCGCCGCAGCGCGTGTCATTCCACGCGCCCTGCGCCGTGCCGTCAGCGCCGAAGTGCGTCGTCGGGCCCTCCGCGGCGCAGTTGGTGCACCACGCCTTCATGCCTCCGGCGGTGAGGTCCACTTTGATCTCGTCGTTGCCGCAGAACGGGCAGGGCTTCAGGTCGGGCGTGCTCATCGGTTCGTCTCCTGTCGGGTGTGGTGCCGCGCCACCGCGTGCGACGCGGCCTCAGCAGCGTGAAGGGTGCCGCACAGGGCGGCGATGGCGAGTACGCCGGCGAGGGCCAGCCACATCACGGCGTGCAGCGCGCGCAGGCGGGCCTCGGCGGCTTTGCGCGCGGCGTTCTCGGCGGCCCAGAGGGCGGGCCAGTCGGGGGTCATTCCTCGCCCTCCTCTTCGGTGTCGGTGTCCTCGTCGCTGCTCTCGTCCTCGTCGCGGGGCGTGCCGTACTCGTCGCAGAGCGGCCGGCGCGCCATCCGCCGGGCCTGCCGGGCGGTCCACCACGCGGGAGGGCCGTCGTAGTCGCTGTAGTCGGTCATGGTCGGTCTCCTGTCGCCCCATCTTCGGGGGCGCTTTGTGCATCGGCAGCGGACGGGCCGGCGCGCGGTGTGCGCGGCGGTGCCGGGGCCTTGCGGCGGCCCCGTGGCCGGGGGCAGGTCAGGCCCGCGCCGGGCTGGTCAGCTCCGTGTCACACATGCCCCACCGGACGCAGCCGTCCTCACGGCCCCAATCGCCGAGCCGCAGCTGCCTTCCGCCACGCTCGGTGTGAGCCCAGGTCAGCACCTCGTCGATGGGCAGGCATGGCCACTTCGGCCCGTCCGGCGTCTGCACCGGAGCGGCTGACTGGAACAGACCCGGGCGACCATGGCCGCGTGTCGCTCGGGTCGCCGCCATGTCGCCTACCAGTGCCTCCAAGGCCCGGATTGCCTGCACGCGGCGGTCATCCTTAGCGAGCAGGGCAAGCTCCCCCTTGTTCGCCATGATGCACGGCCAGCATCCTACGCGGGTGGACCCGCGCAGGTACAGGGGACACGGCCGAAGCCCGTGGCGCTGGTGGATGGCGATTACGTCCGCCTCCGTCCAGCTAATAATAGGGCGCCAGACTTCGACATGCTCCGCGCCGGGCATGGCTTCGCGCTCGGGGAGGTTGGCGCGGGCGGCGCTTTCGGCTGCTCGGATCCCGACGACGTTCACGATGTCGTCGTCTTGTTCCTCAACCCACCGGAGGAATGGGCGGATCTTCAACTCCTGCGTGCAGTACCGCCGCATCCGGCTCGGGAACATTGCCTTATAGGCAGCCCAGCGGACAAAGCCGGACGGCGCCCGGCCAACCAGCGCCTCGATCTCCTCCACGCGCGGGAGCAATTCGTGGGGCAGTACTGGCATCCTTGGCGAGAGCCGGACGATTGGACCAAGCTCGGCCTCCAGATAGTCCACATGCGCGTATAGATCGGGATGCTCCCATCCCGTATCCATCCAGACGCGGGTATGCTCGATGCCCTGCTCACGCAAAAACAGGGCGGCAGCGGCACTATCTTTGCCGCCGGACAGCGAGAGCACTATGATACGCTTGATCATGGTCATCTCCACGCCCCATCCCCAGGGGCACCCCGCATCGGCAGCGGGCGGGCCGGCGCGCGGTGTGCGCGGCGGTGCCGGGGCCTTGCGGCGGCCCCGTGGCCGGGTGGCCTCAGCGGTTCTCGATCCACTCGGCGGCTTCGGCAGCGTTGCGGCCGATCCACTGGGTGCGGCCGGACGGGAAGCGCAGGAACCAGCCGCGGCCGTGGTTCGGGTCGTTCTTGGCGCTGTAGATGGCCTGGGCCCCGTCGAGCTTCTGGCCAGCGGCGTTGGTGAGGCGTGCGGCGGCGGTCTTGGTAGCGGTCATGGTCGGCTCCGGTGTGGCGGGCTCGGGGCTCCAGCACCCCGGCCCCCAAACCTTATCGCTGCCCTCGTCAGCGGTCAATAGCCTGTCGCTACAATCTGCTAAGAAAGTTTGTACCCCGCCGGAAGCCGCTTGCGCACGTCGATCACAGCAAGCCCGCCCAACAGCGCCCCGACTTCGCCTGCCGTCCAGGGCCGCCCGTCGCGGGGGCACGCCCTGTCGAGCTCGGCGGCGATGCCCTCCGCGTCGCAGCCGGACCGGTGCCAGAACCGCGCGACCTTCGCCGGATCGGCAGGCCGCACGCATGCCGGGTTCGCCCCGCGCTCCGACGGGTCGGCCTTCGGCGCGCGCACCCGCACCACCGGGCGCCGGGGCACAGGCACCGGATCGACGGCAGGCACCCACGCGCCAGGGCGCGCAGGCGGCCGCGGCCGGACGATCAGGCCCGCGTCCCGCAAGACCGCCACGGCCCGGATCGTGACGCCGCTGCCGGGCCATCGCTGGCGCCTGCAGACCAGGGCGTAGACGCGCTCGATGTCCTCGGCGACCACCTCCCGCCCGTGCGGGGTGAGCCACGGCCCGCCGGTCAACAGCGCGGCGAGGGCAGCCGCGGCGGCGGGCGAGGGCGGGACGTAGGCAGGCACGGGGAGGCGGGGGTACACGACGCGGGCGGTGCTCACGGGGCACCGATCGGACCGGTGTGACGCAGCACGCGGTACACGATGTCGAGCACGTCGTCGTCAGCCATCACCCCGCCGGGGCGCGCTTCCGCGTCGATCTTGTGCACAAGGTCGCGCACGATGCGCCAGCGGGCAGCAGCAGCCTCGGCGGCCTCAGCGCGGGCGCGCAGAGAGTCCTCGATGGGGCGCGTGTTCCAGTCACCTTTCCACAGATCCCGGAACGACCCAGTGGCGGCGCAATGGCCGCACTCAGTCCATTCGCTCGTGGGCTCCCACGCGGCAGACTCGCCGCAGAACGGGCAGGGTTTCAAGTCGGTCGCGCTCATCGGCCACCCCCCGCGATCCACGCCTCGACGTCGGCCCGCTCCCGGGGTGGCAGCGCCGACAGGTCCGGCGCGGTGCCGGTGCGCAGGGCGGCGGCGATGGCGCGCTGGGCGGACGCGGACAGGGTGACGGCGTCGCGGACGTGCTCGACCCAAGCGGCGTGGGTCAGCGGGAAGGCTGCGGACACGATGCCTTCGATGGCGTTGGCGTAGGTCCGGATTTCGTCCTGCGCGTTGCCGGCGGTGCGCAGCTTCAAGAAGTGGAGCAGGTTGTGCAGGTCGGCCGCGGCGGTCACCTCGGTGTAAACGGCGACGGGCAGGACCATGCGGGCCTGCTCCTTGGCGACGCCGAGATCGCGCAGGGCGCGGTAGCCATACACCGCGGCGTGCTCGGCGCCGATGAGCGTTGCGCAGGCGTTGGCCAGCGTGTCCGGGTCAAGCCGCCCGCCGTGGCCCTGTTGGTTGGCGCCCGGCGCGGGCTCGGCGTGCAGCGCGGGCGGGCGGTAGCAGTCGGCGGGCAGGTCGGTGTATCGGCCGCTGATCTCGTTGAACGACCACGTCCGATGCCGCATCCACTGCCGCGCGACGAAGATCGGCAGCCGGACGTGGAAGACCAACCGGCCCATCTCCATCGGCGTTGTGTGCCGGTGCCGGACAAGGAAGCCGATCAGGCGCGCGTCGGCGTCGGGCCCGCGGTCGGCGTCATGCCGGCCGTAGCTGACCCGGGCGGCGCGGGCGATGGCGGCATCCGTGCCGTGGTAGTCCTGCAGGGCGATGAACCCGGCAGGGCCGATTGGGATGCGCACGCCGATGAGGCCGTCGGCGGCGAGGTTCTGGGGGCGGAGGGTCATGTTGACTCCATTGGTTGAAAGGCTCATGCGTCCACCCGCTTCGCGATCCACACCCAAGCCCGCGCATGGATCGCGATCCGGGCGGCGCCGATCGTGATCAGCAGCCCGGACAAGGAGGTGAACGCCTCGCCGTGCTCAGCGATCAGGATGTGGCCGATGATCGTCGCTTTGACGCCCCCGGACCGCAGCGCGCAGAGCCCGTAGGGCGCGCCAGCTTCGTCGTCGACGTGCCAGACGGAGCCGAGGGGGTAGCGCTCGGTCAGCCACTCCGGCACGCGGTCGGGCTCGCGAACGGGGATCGCAGGCATCGGCGCGGCCTTGATCTGCGCTTCCCACGCCGCTTCTTCGCGCGCCACGCGGGGGCCTTCGCCGCACGCCGGTTCGGGGAAGTCCTCACCGGGGAAGGTCGGCTCGGCGCTGCGCTGCGCGGCGGGGTGGTCCTCGGGCGACAGACCCTCGACAGCGACGGACGCGGGGATCAGGGCCCGCGCGGTCTCCCACACGAGCACGCCGTCGGCGCCGCCCGGAAGCAGGCCGGTGTCGGCGCACTCGCGCAGGGCCAGTGCGAGGTCATCGCTGTGGATGGTCTCGCCGCCGTCGGCGTCGGTGGAGATGTAGCCCATGATCACCTGGGCAACGTTGCGGGCGCGGTGCGTGATCTGGGTGGAGTTCAGGGGTTTGGTCATGGTCGGCTCCAAAGTGCGCGCCGGTGCCGGGCAGCGCGCGAAGGGGTGCCCGTCCGCGGCGGGCGGGAGGGGTCAGGCCGTGTACTTCGCCGCCAGGGCAGCGCGGGCCCGCGGTCCGGCGGAGCTGTTCGCCAGCGCGCGCTGGACTGCATCGGCGGCGCTCAGGCCGTTCGCCATCCAGAAGTCCACCGTGGCGCTGAGCTTGGAGAGGACGTCGGAGAAGAGGCGGTCGTGGCTGGTCATGGTCGGCTCCAGGTTCGTCCGCGGCTCCACCGCCGCCGGACTCCTTCACCCTATCGGACCGCCGCTCACAGGTCAATAGCCTTTCGCTACAATCTGCAAAGAAAGTGCAGAAGCCGCGCCAGTGCTACGCTTTCGCCTTCGCCCCGGCCCGCACGTCCGCGCCTTCGCCCTGCGCCGCGGCCCAGAGCGCGACGCCGAGGGCTTCGGCCGTGTGCTCGGGTACGCCCCCGGGCCAGACGTCGGCGGCGCCTTCGGGCCAGCCTTCGGTCTGGGCGATCAGGCCGGACGGGTCAGGCTTGCCGGCGGCGCGGGTGCGTCCGGGGTAGGCTGCCGCGCGCCATGCGGACGGGGTAGGCCACAGGACGCGCCCGTGCCACGCTGCGCAGACGCCCCCGGCGAGCTCACCAGCGGCGCGGGCGACGGCGAGACCAGCGCCGGGCATTCCGGGGCGGGCCTGGGCGGCTTCGATGGCCACGGCGTCGAGGCGGTCGATGCACTCGGCGCGCACCCATGCGCCGACCGCAAAGCCTGCGGCGCCGAGCGAGGACGCGATGCGTTCGACCTGTGCGCCGTCCACAGTGACCCCGAGCACGCGCAGGCACGGCAGCTTCTGCCGCACCACAGGCGCCCACGACCACGCCCCCAGAACCTGCGGCAGCGCGCCGGGCGCCGTCCAGAGCGCCACCGCGCCGCCGGTCTGGCCGGGGTCGATGCCCAAGACCACGCGGGGGCCGGGTAGGCGGGGCTGGATGGGGGCGGCGGGCTTCGGGGCGCGCTTGCGGGTGGTCATGCCCCGGCCTCGACCGCAGCATCGATCACGGCCCGGACCACCGACGACAGCGACCAACCGCGGCCGTGCGCTGCGAGGCGCCCGCGCAGGTCAGGGCCGCCGGCATCGGTCCACGCCGGGCCGTGCAACGTCAGGATGGCCAGCCCGCCGGCGCTTGCGGCGGTGTAGCCACGCAGGCCCAAGGGCATCGGCGCGCGGGGATGACGGGGTTGAACCAGCGCCAGCGCCCCGTCCGCGTCGCGGGGCCAGATCGAGGCCACGAAGGCAGCGCGGGGCAGCCCGGCGGCATCGGCGCGCGACGTGACCCAAGCGACGCGCTCGGGGCCAAGGTGGGCGGACGTCTGCCGGGACAGGCAGGCGCGGGCGTTGCGCGGGGCGGTGGTCATGGCTGGCCCTCGCTGCTGTCCGGGTAGAAGCGCGCGTAGGCGGCCACGAAGGCGGCCATCGCATCGCACTCGCTCGCCTTCGCCGTGAGCGCGTCGATGTTGCCGCCGGCCTCGGTGCACGCCGGGATCTGCGCCCGTCGGGCCTCGGCACGCTCGCGCAGGGCCCCGGCGATCTCGGCGATGACGGTGCGGGCGGTTGGGTGATGCAGGCTGGTCATGGCTGGTCCTCTGGCGCGACCGGCACCCACCCCGGGATCCACGCCGCGGCCGCAGCGTTGAGCGCGTCGGCGCGGTCGGGGCGCGCAGCGACCTCGGCGATGGCTTCGGCCCTGAACGTGGCCTGCACGCCCACGTCGTCGACGAAGGCCCGCGGGTCGACCGCCGGGATGCCCCGCGCCGTGCGGTGGTGCCCGATGGCCGGCCGGGTGACGCCGATCAGGCAGGCCAGCAGGCCGTCAGGCACGCGGCCGATCAGGTCGGCGGCGGGGTGTTGGGGGATGACGGCACGGCGGGTCATGGGCGGTCCGAAGGGGTGCGGGTCTGTCCGCAGGCTATCCGCCGTGCGTCATGCCGTCAATAGCAGCGGGGAAGCGCGCTCGGTCAGACGGAAGACAGCCGGGCGATTTCAGCCTGCAGCGCTTCGATGCGCGCCCGCCGGACCGCTTCGAGCTGCTCGAGCTCGGTGGCACACTGCAGCCACGCCGCCTCAGCCTGCTCGGTCGCAGCGCGGGCCTTTGCGATCTGGCCCGCGATGTCGTCCATGACGACGACCGGCGCGACCGGCGGAGCGGTCACGGCAACCTCGGCGGAAGCCGGTGCGGGTGCGTCACCGATTGGGGCGAAGAGGCTGCGCGCAGGCTGTTTCCGCATCTTGGGCGGCTTGGAGCCGAACAGGTGCGCGTTGTGGCTGAGGGCCATAGCCTCAGCAACGATGTCGGCATCGCTTGCCTCCGCGGGGAAGCGGCGCCACCAGTACCGCGTGCCCTCGTTGGTGGCGCGGTAGCAGCGCGCCAGCCGCAGCCCGAAGCGGTCGTGAATGTAGACACGCCCCGGCTCGGTGTCGGCGCCGCCGGGCGGCGTCCACAGGTTCAAGCGGTGGCGAAGGACGTTGCCACCCTGCACAGCGGCGCAGCCGGTGATCGAGGCGATCTCGGCGAGGGGCAGCGGGCGCCATTCGTTGGTGATCAGCGCGAGCAGCGCGCGCATTTCGTTGGTCAGGGTCTCAGTCGTCATGATCGGCTCCTGTCGGTGTGTGCGGAAGCAGCGCGCCGTTGGCCCGGTCGGCGCGCGGGGATGGGGCCACGGGCGGCCGGGGCAGGTCAGTCCATCCATCCGCCGTTGCAGCCCTGGGGCTTGGCGGGCGGGGTGATGCCGAGGGCAGCGGCGAGGGCGAAGGCAGCGGCGTAGAGGGCACAGGTCATGTCGGACTCCGTTGGCACATTGCCGGCCGTCCCCGGACGGCGCGGCGTGTTTGGGATGCGCCGGGGCGCGGGGTGTCAGACTTCGCGGGCCGGCGGGTTGCCTGCGAGGTCGCGGGCCTTGGCGATCAAGCGGGGCATCGCGACGCGGGCCGCCTCGATGGTCGGCGCGCGGCCGGCCTTGGCCATGCCGGCGGTCCACGCCTCGATGGTCGCATACGCAGCGACCTGCGCGTCGTCGTCGCTGATCATGCGGTCGTCGAAAGCAGCCGCGATCAGTTCATCGCACAGGTCCAGCAGGTCGCCAGACGGGAGCGTGACCACAGCACCCTCCCCAGCCGTCGCAGGAGCCTCCGTGGCCGCTTGCTCCGCCTCGGCGGGCGCTGACACGTCCGGCGCGGCGGGCGCGGTCTCAGGGGCCGTGGGCGCGGCAGGCGGGGTGTCGGCGGGCTCGGGCTCGATGGGCGCGGGCAGGGCGCGGGCGGCGGGGGCGTCGATGACCTGCAGGGCGGGCGCCGGGGCAGCGGCGTGCCACTCGCGCAGGCCGGGGATGGGGATCGGCGCTTGGGGCAGGATGCCGCGATCCACAAGGATCTTGACGGCCTTGCCGCGCGCCATGCCCACCGGGTCGGACTGCCACGGGCCGCCACCCTTGCTGCGGACCTTGCGGACCTCGATCTCGCCGGCCGACACCCAGTGCCGCCGGACCGCACCGGTCCCGTCCTCGGTGCGCACGATGACGCCGCGCAGGTGCTCCCACTTGGTCGGGCGCTCGTCCGGGTTCGGCTTGACCTCGGCGACATCGCCGTCGACGTCGAGCGTGATCTCGTCCTTGACGCCGACCGGGTAGGTCTCCACCGCGACGCCGGCCGCGCGCGCCAGGGCGATCCGGCCGCGCGCCGAGGGCACGCCCATCGGGCCGCCCTGCCCGGGGTACAGGTAGCCGGTCGCGCTCGCATCGCCGGGGATACCGGGCATCAGGCCCATCTTGGCAAGGTTGATCACCGCGGCGCCCAAGGCGGCCGGGGCGGCCTTGCACAGCGCGGGGGTCGCGGTCAGGATGGCCTCAGCGTTGCTTCGCCATGCCTTGACCCATCCCAACAGCGGCGGCGGGGCAGTCTTCGGGGTGTGGCCGTACAGGGCGAGGATGCCGAGGCCGAAGGCGCGGGCAAGGCCCTCTGGATCGGTGGGGATGTCGCTCATGGTTGGTGTCCTTGTTTCGCGTAGGGGCGCGCGCCGCGGTCCCGGGCGGCGCGCTTGGGGCGGGGGTTGGGGGCCGCCGGGCCGGCCCCGGGGGGCTTAGGCAGCCACCGCGGCGGCGAAGGCGGCGGCGATCTGGGCGGCCTTGGCGGCGGCCTTGCGGGCCTCGCGGCGGGCGGCGGCCTGCTCCAGCTTGTCGGCGATCTCGCCGAGCTCGTCGCACAGCGCGCTGGCGGCGGCGATGCTCTCCCGGCTGATCTGGGCGGCCATCTCAGCCATCTCAGCGTGGGTCATGTGGTAGGCGAGGTTGCCGACCTTGGTGCGGCAGACGTCGACCAGCACGTCCTCCTGGCTCCAGGTCAGCGTGCCGCCGTCGCGGACGATGCGGATGGACTTCCAGATGCGGATGCTCTCGTGCTGCGCTTTGGTGTAGGCGCGGCAAGCGTCGTCGTAGGCGAGGGCGGCGGCTTCGGTCTTGTTCATCTTGGCGTTCATGGTCGGCTCCGGCGCGGCGGGGTTGGTTTTGCTCCCCGCTGGCCCCATGAGTGTATCCACCCCTCAGCGCAGGGTCAATAGGCCGCGGCTACTTTCAGCAAAGAAAGTGAGAGCCGCGCGCCTGTCGGTGTTCCCGGCTACCAGTCCGCCCCGTCGTCGCTGGCCATCGCAGCGAGCGCCGCGGCGAGGACCGGATCGGCGGCCTGCGGGGTGTCGGTCGCCGGGGCGGCCGGGGCGTCGGCCCAGCGCGCGGCGAGCTCGCCGGTCGTGATGCCCGGGATGGTGATCGGCTCGATGGGGGCGTCGATGTCGTCGGAGAGCGGGGTACAGCCTGCGTCGGTGAGCCATCCCGGGGTGACGCGCAGCGAGCGGACGCCGCCCGGGGTGCCGGTGATGTTGACCTTTGCGGGCTTGCCCTCGCGGGCGGCCTTGGTCTTCGCGCCCGGGTCGGCGGCCGGGTCGGGGATCAGGGCGGTGGACGCCCCGGCAGTGTAGAGCGCCCCGAGCAGCGCGGCCTTGGTGCGGTCCTTGCGGGCCTCGGCGCGCTTCATGTCCTCGGCCGCCGCGGCGTACTCTGCAGCCGTCCGGGCCAGCCCCGGCGCGCTGTGCTGGCCCTCGGCGCGCCAGAGGCGGACGGCGATGGCCGCGTCGTCGGGGCAGCCCACAGGCACGGGCTCGCCGTCAAGGACGTGCCGCTGGCGCCATGCGGCGACGGCATCGAACAGCGCATCGGCGGCGGCATCGGCGCCGTCGTCCCAGGTCAGCCGAACCCGGCGGTGCGCGTGCGGGCCGGCCCAGGCCCAGAGGTCGCAGTAGGTCAGCGCGGGCGGGTAGCCGGGGCCGGTGTTGTGCGCTTGGCAGGCCCGGATCGTGGCCATCTGGGCGAGGACTTGCAAGGCGTAGCGCCGGGGGATCGCCGGGCCGCGCAGGTCGGCGAGGGTTGCGGCGATGCCGTAGCCGTCGGCGTTGTCCGGCGCGTACTCGCCGAGCGCGCCGGCGGACCGGGGGATCTTGACCTCGACCAAGCCGGTCACGTCGGCGCCGAGCGACTCAAGGACCAGCGCGTCCGGGCTGACAGCGAGCCATGGCCGGTCCGGGTGCGCCCACCGGGTGATCTGGTCTGCTAGGGGCCACGCGCCGGCGGGGCGGTGGTGCACAGCGTACTCGGCGAGCGCGACGTGCTCCAGGCGCGTGCCGACCGCACGCGGGTCGCTGGGCGCGTCCGGCTCGGGGTCGCGGGGCAGGTCGCCGCGCAGGATGGCGGCGAAGCGGGCGGGTGATGTGAAGCCGAGGCCGAATGGGGTCGCGACGTCGCTGGCGCCGAGCATCGGGCCGCCGTCGGGTGCGGGTTGGGAGCGGGCGGCGAGCCATTCGGTGCGGCTGGCGAAGGTGGTCATGCTGTCTCCTGTCGGTGAAAAGAACGCCCGCGTCGCACGCTTGGGGCAGCGCGCTTGACCCACCGGGGAGGATGTTCCGGCGGGCGGTCCACGCGGGCGTCTTGCGGACCGGCCTGAACGTCAGGCGGCGCCGCCCCGGCCGACCATGGAAGGGCGCGCACGGCGGGGCGGTGATGGACAGGGCGCGCCCTGTGAAGTGGATCAGGCCGCGGCGTCAACCGCGGCGACAGCGGCGTTGTAGCGGGCAAGCGCGGCGGCCTCGGCGGCCGGACCGATGCGCCAGGACGCGACGTAATCGCGGCGGGCGCAGGCGACGGCGCGGGCCAGCGGATGCGCGTGCTTGCACGAGGTGTTGGTGCGGAAGGCGGCGCGAAGCTCGGCGGTCAGCGGGGTAGCGGTGGTCATGGTCGGCTCCGGGTGGGGCGGGGTGGTTTGCTCCCCGCCGGCCCCCATGGTTTATAGGATGGAGCCGCAAGGGTCAATAGCCGGCTGATAGAAACACGAAAGAAAGTGGGAAGCCGCATCACGTCGACGTTTGCGCGCCGCTGGCGCCCCGACGACCGAAGCCGCCGGGGCCGCCGGGCGGGCTGGTCAGTCGCCGATCTCGGGCAGGATCCGATCCTCGGCGCGCGGGCTGATTCGCTTGTAGGCGACTTCGCTGATCAGGCGGTTGTCAACGTAGATCCGGGCGGGCCACTGGTTGTAAAGGGTGCCCTTGCCGCTGACGTTCAAGATCCGGTCCTGCTCCACCCGGACGAAGGCGCCGTTCGGGTGGCCCCCGGTCAGGGTAAAGCAACCGCGCTCGGGGGCGCCGGTGACCTTCGCCCGGACCAAGCGGCCCACCTTGGCGCTGAGCTTCTTGGCGGCGGCGGCGATCTCGTTCTGGGCCCAGGTCTTCGCCCAAGCCTGGGCCTTGTCCATGTCCATCTCATAGGTGCCGTCGGCCCGCACACAAAGATCGCGGAGCGTCGCCCGCCAGAGCTGGCCGTAGCGCGGGCAGGAGTAGACCTCTTGCGACAGGTTGGAGTAGGCCGACTTGATCCGCTCCAGGGAGCGCTGGAGGCTGGCGACAGCCTCGTCAGCGAGACGGTCTTGGTGGAGCGCGAAGGCGGCAGCAACGACTGCCTCGGTGCTCGTGATCTTGGCGTTGGCGTTCATGGTCGGCTCCGGGTGGGCTCGGGGCTGGTTCTGTTCCCCGCTGGCCCCATAGGTTTATAGGATCGGGCAGCGAGGGTCAATAGCAGGTCGCTACAATCTGCAAAGAAAGTCCATGACGCGCACGGCTGCGGTGTTCTCGCGGTCTTTGCGGTTCTTTGCGCGCCGCTATTGACGGGTGCGCGGCGGCGGGGATAGGCTGCCGGGGCCGCGGTGCCGAGTGGATCGGCGGGCGGATGGAGGTGGTGATGAGTGGTGATGAAGTGGGTGGCATCCTTGCCGACCCGTGGCGCAGCCTGCGGTGGCGGGACTACCGCGCCGAGGTGCTGCGGTTGAGCGCGTACCGGCCTGACCGCGCGGCATCTGCGGCGCGGCGCGGCGTGCTGTCTGAGCTCGGCGAGGCGCTCGGGGCGCTGGATGACCGGCGCGTGCTCAAGAAGGGCGCCGAGGTCTTCGTCGACCTGAGGGGCGAGCTGGGCGACGTGCTGTGGTACGCGGCGCTTGAGTCGGAGGGGGACGGCGTTGGGCTGTGGACCGCCGACCCTGTGCGTCCCGTCTACGAGATGACCCTCACGGATCGGGTCGACCACGTCGCGCATGCGATCGGCGTGGCGATGGGGGACGTGCTCGGTGGTCTTCCGCTGGCGATGGTTGCGACGTCCATGTGCCGTGCCGCGGGGTTCTCGGCGCAAGAGGTCGCATGGTTCAACCTGGAGAAGCTGCGGGCCCGGCGCGAGGCCGGGACGCTGCATGATCGCGAGGCCCGGGTGCCGGGCGGAGGTGTTTGATGGTCCTGACGATTGACTTGGCGGTGTTGAAGGCCGTGGTCGGTGGCGCGGCGAAGGCTGCGGCGCGGCGGGCGGACAATCCCATGCACGCCGCGGTGCTGATCACCGTGGGCCCGGACGGCCTGCGCGCCACCGCGGGCGACGGCGTGATCCGTGTGGAGTCGGCGGCAGCCCCCTGTGATGGCGACCTGCCCGGGGGCGTCTGCCTTGACGCGGCGCGCTTGGTCGCGGTCCTCGGCGGGCTCGATGGGGACAGCGTGCGGCTCACCAACGACGTCAAGCGCAAGCGCGTGATCTTGCGCTGCGGCAAGTCGGAGTACAGCCTGTCGGCGCTGGACCCTGCGGACTACCCGCCGGCGCCCGAGCGTGGTGTGGGGTCGTCGGCGTCGGTCCAGGGCCCCGCACTGACGCGGGCGCTCGGCGAGGTCGCAGCGTCGGTCTCGGCGGACGCGAACCGGTACGGCCTGAACGGCGTGCACGTCGAGGCGCAGGAGTCGAAAGCGGCGGGCCAGCCTGACGTGCTGCGGCTCGTGTCGACCGACGGCAGCCGCTTGACGTGGTCCGATGCCGGCCTGGACAGCGGCACCCTGCCGAAGCTGCCGCGGGCGCAGTTGATGGCCCCGCCCTGGTGCGCACTGGTGCGGGAGCGCGCTGGCGCGGCGTCGGGGCCGGTGGTCCTGACGTGGATGGAGCGGGCGGTCGCGGCCGAGGTCGACGGCTGGACGGTCTACGGCCGGACGCTGGAGGGCGAGTTCCCGGACTACCGGCACGTCCTGCCCCCGGCACACAAGCGCGAGGTCAAGGTCAGCGCGCCCGCGTGGGCGGCGGCGCTGAAGCGGGCGCAACTGATGGCGAACGACCGGAACCACTCGGTGCGGTGCGCCTTCGAGGAGGGCCGGATCTTGATGCAAGCCACGGACGTCAAGGCCGGCGAGGTGCGCGAAGAGGTGTCGGCGGACCTGACCGGCGCGCCGCTGTCGACCGGCTTCAACGCCGGGTATGTGCTGGACCTGCTGCGCGCGGCGGGGTCGGCGGAGGTGACACTGCGGATGGGTGAGGCGCTTGATCCGGTGGTGATCACGGTCGACGGCCGGGCGGACTTCTGCGGTGTCGTCATGCCGATGCGGCTCGACTGACCATGACCGCCCCGCGCTGTCTGGAGCTCTTCGCCGGTGCCGGGGGTGCTGCCCTCGGCCTCGGCGCCGCGGGCCTTGAGCACGCTGCCCTCTGCGAGTGGGACCGGCACGCCTGCGCTACCCTGCGCGCGGCGGGCTTGGGTCCGGTCGTTGAGGGCGACGTGCGGGCGCTCGATGCCATCGCTGCGGTCGCTGGCGAGTCGGTGGACGTGCTCTGGTCGTCGTTCCCGTGCCAAGCGTGGTCCATCATCGGCGAGCGCCTCGGGGCCCGCGATGAGCGCAATGGCTGGCCCTGGACGATGGCAGCGGTCGACCGGTTCAAGCCGGCGTGGTTCCTCGGCGAGAACGTGCGTGGGCTGCTCCTTCACCGCAGCGGGTGCACCGCGGCGGGTGGGCAGCGCGGGCTCTTCGGCACGGCCCCGGCGGAGGACTGCCCGGGGTGCTACTTCGAGAGGGTCATCCTGCCGGACCTGCGCCGCCGCTTTGCCTTTGCGGGGTGGTGGCTGCTCAATGCGGCAGACTTCGGCGTGCCGCAGCGTCGATACCGCGTCATCCTCTGGGCGGGCCCCGCGCCGCTGACCGCGCCTGTGCCGACGCATGGGCCCGGCCGGGCGCGGGGTTGGGTGTCGATGCGGGAGGCGTTGGGTGTCGAGGCGTTCTGCTTTGCGACCCACCCCGAGGGCGCCGAGGGGGTCGCAGACCGGCGGGTGCGCCGCCTGTCCGATGGGCCCTGTCCCACCATCGGGGCGGAGTACACCGGCACGCTGGCGGGGCATCCGTGGGTCGGGTCGGCCTTCTACCCCCGCGGTCGGCACGGTGCGCTGGCCTGGGAGGAGGTGTCGCTGGACAGCCCGGCCAACGCCATCGGCTGCAATCCGGGCTCGTGCGGGGTGCCGTGGGTTGACGCTGCGGTGGCGACCGGCCGCCGCCGCTTGACGGTCGCCGAGTGTGCGCGCCTGCAGGACTTCCCCGCCGGGCACCCGTGGCAGGGCGGGGTCGGCGCGCAGTATCGGCAGGTCGGGAACGCCGTGCCGCCGCGGCTTGCTGAGGTGGTGGGGCGGGCGTTGATGACGGCGATTGAGGGTGTCCGGGGTCTGTCTTGACCGTTGACCGCCCCCCGGCGTGTGGTACGCTGGGGGTCTGTTCTTGATTTTGGGAGGTGTGTGATGGGTGTGGAGGGTGTGACCGGTGCCGTGTGGGCCGATGATAAGGGCGCGGCTGAGGATGTTGTCGCGGGGTGGCTCGCGGACCTGAACGACGACGACGCGCTGGTGGGTCTGTCGCCGGGTGCGCGGCTGGCGTCGGAGATCGTGCGGCTGCGGACCTACGCGAAGATCCGGCCGGATGGGCAGCGCGAGACGTGGCGGCAGACTGTGACCCGCTGGGGCGCCTACATGCTCCACCGCCTGCGGGCGCAGACCGGGGACGCGGGCGCGGCCGACGAACTGCGCCGGGCGGTCCGGGCGGTGTTTGCGCGGGAGGTGATGCCGTCGATGCGCGGGTTGTGGGCGGCGGGTGACGTGCTCGACCACAACGACATCGCGCTCTACAACTGCGCTTTCGCCCCGGCGGACTCGCTCGCGGTGTTCCATGAGTGCCTGTATGTGCTGATGCACGGGACCGGCTTCGGGTTCAGCGTCGAGCGGCGGTTCATTGACAAGCTGCCGATCCCGAAGGCCCCCAACGGCTTGCCGCCGTCTGTGCACGTCGTCGAGGACAGCACTGAGGGGTGGATGGATGCCGTGCGCGTCGGCGTGACGGCGTGGTATGTCGGCGATGACGTTGTCTTTGACGCTTCCGGGGTTCGGCGCGCCGGCTCTGTGCTCAAGACCAAGGGGGGCGAGGCATCCGGCCCGGAGCCGCTTCTGCGCTACCTTGACGGCCTGCGCACGGCGATCCAGCGTGCGGGGCGCGAGGGCCGGCGCCTGCGGCCTGTCGAGGGCCATGACCTGCTGTGTCTGGGTGCGCGGGCCGTGCAGGTCGGCGGGGTCCGGCGGTCGGCGATGATCAGCTTCAGCGACGTGGACGATTCGCGGGGCGACAACGCCATGCGCTGGGCGAAGCACTACCCGGCGGCGATGGGTCTGGGGGTGGCCATCCCCGCCGAGCGCGGGCAGGCGAACGACTCTTGGGTGTGGCCCGATGGGTTGACCCGGGAGAGCTTCGACTATGAGTGGCAGGTGCTCCAGACGTCGAAGGCAGGCGAGCGCGGCATCTTCTCGCCGGCGCGCATGGCGTACCGGGGCGTTGAGTTGCGCGCGAACCCGTGTGTGGAGATTGGTCTGGCGTGGCAGGATGCCGCGGCGCCCGATGACGGCAGCGGCGGAGGCCAGTTCTGCAATCTCAGCAACGTCATCCTGCGGCCTTGGGATGACCTTGACAGCGCGCGGCGAAAGGTGGCCTTGGCCGCGTTCATCGGCACGCTGCAGGCTTCGTGCACGCGCTTCCGGGGCCTGCGCGCGGGCTGGGGCGAGGTGACCCGGCGGGACGCGCTGCTTGGGGTGGGTCTGTCCGGGCAGGCGGACTGCCCGCAGGTGGTCTCGTCGGTGGCGAAGCTGCAAGACCTGAACCGGCTCGCGGTCGACGCGAATGCGTGGTGGGCCGGCGTGCTGGGGATCAACGTCGCGGCCGGGGTGACCTGCGGCAAGCCGGACGGCAACAGCAGCGTGTTCCTCGGGTGTTCCAGCGGCATCCACGCGCACCACGCCCGGCGCTACCTGCGGCGCATCACCGTCAGCGCGAAGTCGCCGATCTGCGCGGTCCTGCGGGCGGCGGGCGTGCCTTGCATCCCGGAGTGGGAGAGCGACGCGCTGGCCCTGGCGGCGGGCACTAAGTCGCCCGAGGCCGTCGGCGGGTGGCTCTTCGAGCTGCCGATGGAGGTCGGCGCGTCCGCGTTGGTGCGCGCCGGGGAGACCGCGCTTGGGTTGCTTGACCGGCTGGACGTGATCAATACGGGGTGGTTGGCTGAGAAGGGCCACAACCAGTCCGTGACCGTCAGCGTCCGGGCGCACGAATGGGACGGCGTGCGGGAGCGGGTGTGGGAGCGCGGGTCTGCCGGGCGCTTGGGCGGGGTGTCGTTCCTGCCGGACGATGGTGCGGTGTACTACGGCATGCCGCTGACCACCCTGGAGGATGGCGAGTACGCCGCGCGCGTCGCTGCCCTGCCGGATGTCGATTGGTCGGCGCTGGCCCTGTACGAGAACGGCGTCAGTGAGGCCGCGCAGACCTTCGCCTGCACGTCCGGGGCGTGCAGCATCGTGTAGACTGCCGCCAGCGCACCCGCCAAGCGTGGGAGGCGTCACGGGGCCGTCGGGGGTGACCTCGGCGGCCCTTGCTTGCGCGTGGGGCGGTGGTGGGGTATGGTTGGGGTGCAACCGCCGTACGGGACTTCGGTCCTGCACCCTGACGCCGCTCGGATCACACCGAGCGGCGTCTTCGCTTGCGCGCAGCCCGCGGCGTGGTACGCAGGCAGGCGCACGGGCCGGGAGGGGCCTCGGCCGGGCGCGGTGGCCGCTCGGGTAGTCCGGGCGGCCGCTTGCGTTGGGGCCGGGCAGCACGAAGCCCCGGCGCCGGGTGGGGCGTCGGGGCTCGAGGTGGATGGGCGTGGTGGGCTATCGCGGGGTGAAGAGCGACGGCTGGCGCTTGGTGCCCTCCTGTGCGCGCAGGTTCTCGGCGGCGCGGTTGAAGTAGGACTCTTTGAGCTCGATGCCCACGAAGCGCCGGTCATTGCGCAGGCAGCCCACGCCCTCGGAACCGACGCCCGCGAAGGGGGACAGGCAGACTTCCCCTGGGTTGCTGTAGAGCACGCAGAGGCGGTGGATCACGTCCAGAGACAGCGAGCACATGTGCTTTTCGTCGGCGTCCTCGCGGGCGGCGGCGACGTTCAGGGTGTTGGTGTGCTGGACGTCCATCCAGACCGGGCTAGCCCACTTCTGCCACTGATCCAGCGGGAAGGTCTCGGACGTGTGCGGCACCGGCTTGACGAAGTCCTCTTCGCCCTCGGCGGCCCACTTGCGGAAGATCAGCACGTACTCAGGCATCCCGGCGCCGCTGAAGCTGCTGTCCTTGCGGAGTTGGCTGTAGAGCAGGCGCATGTTGTTGGTCTTGCGCTGCTCAACGACGGGATCGGTCCAGAGCACGTACTCACAGGCGTACTGCCAGCCTTCCTCTTCGTGCACCCGGATCAGGTCGCCCCGGAAGTCGTGCCAACCGGCGCGGCCGTGGCTGCCCTTGTAGCGGATGATCTGCTTGCAGTGCACCGCGCAGATCCGGCCGGGGCGGGTCAGGCGGTAGAGCTCGCGGGCGACGAAGCGATAGCCCTCGATGAAGTGGTCTTCGCTGTCGACGTTGCCCAAGTCGCGGGCGCTGTCGCTGTAGGTGTAGACGTTGGCGAAGGGCGGCGAGAACAGCGCGAGGTCGACGCTGTGCGCGGGAAGCTGGCGCAGGACTTCGACGCAATCGCCGTTGTAGAGGGTGAAGTCTTCGCCGTGGGCAGACCCGAGGCAGGCGATGGGCGCGGGGTTGGTGCGGTCGGTGGGTTCGGTGGTCATGGTCGGCTCCGTTGGGTCAGCGGGTGACAAGCCACGCGGGGACGCGGGCCTGATGGGTTGGGTGGTACGGGTCGCGGTCGTAGGACCGGGCCACGGCGCGGCGGGATGCCGCGAACATCTCGACTTTCATCGCTTCGTGGTCGTCGGCCTTGCGCTCGATGACAGCCCAGATCGGCGTCTCCGTCTCGGCGGCCATGACGTGGACGTCGACCGGGCGGGCCTGCCCGAAACGCCAGCAACGGCGGACGGCTTGGTAGAACTGCTCATAGCTGTAGGACAGGCCGATGAAGCCCACACGTGCGCAGTGTTGCCAGTTGAGCCCCATGCCTGCGATGCCGGGTTTGGTGATCAGCACGCCGCCGCGGTCGGTGAAGCCGAGCAAGCGGTCGGCCTTGGCCTCCGGGGTGTCGTTGCCCCGGACGTCGACGGCTTCGGGCAGAACAGCGCGCAGCGCGTCGGCCTCGTAGTTGGTCTCGCACCAAAGGATCCACGGTTCGTCAGGCTCAGCGCGTACCAACGCGGCGAGGGCAGCGGCGCGGTCCTCGGTGGTCTGGCGCTTCTCGCGGTGCAGTCCGGTCGCGGACAAGTCAGCCTGCCGGAAGAGCATCCCGTCGGCGCGGCCGGTGGTCGTGTCGACCTTGACCGTGTGGCGGTGGAGGTTGAGGTCGGGCAGCGCGTACCCGGAGTCCTCGAACGGCCCCATGTCCGACGGCCGGCCGATGCATCGGCCCCAGGACGTCACCCAATCCCAGAAGGGCCGGACGGCGTGGCCTTTGAGCTTGTACTTGCCGGCCTCGGACTGATCGCTGATGAACCAGCGGGCCAGCATCCGGTGTGAGTCCATCACGCCGAGGAACTCGGAATGGTTGCCGAGCTCGGTGTGGTCGTTTGGGGCCGGGGTCGCTGTGCAGGCCAGCTTGTAGGCAGTCGCGGCGAAGGACCGGATCAAGGCCCGCTTGATGGCCCCGGTGTAGTTCTTCAAGATCGACGACTCGTCAAGGACAACGCCGGCAAAGACGTCGGCGTCCAGCTTGTCGAGGCGGTCGTAGTTGCAGACCGCGATCAGGCCGGGGCGCACTTCGGTTGCGTCCCTGACCTGGGCGACGTCGGCGATGCCGAACTTGGCCGCCTCGCGGACCGTCTGCGCGGCGACCGCAAGCGGCGTCAAGATCAGCACCGGGCGGCCGGTATGGGCGCGCACTGCGGCGGCCCAGTGAAGTTGCATTCCGGTCTTGCCGAGGCCGGTGTCGGCGAAGATCGCCGCGCGGCCTTGGTGGACGGCCCAGCGCACGATCTCGCGCTGGAAAGGGAAGAGCGCGCAGTCCTCGGGCGGCGCCCACGCAAAGCCCGCGGGGTGGGCTTCGGTGCGCTTGGCCTCCAGAAAGGCGCGGTAGAGGTCGGTGTCGTTCATGGTCCTCCGTGGCGGCCCGTGGACCGGCGCCGCACTCGGAGCCTATTGCCCTGGCCTCTGGTAGTCAATAGGCGCGCGATAGTTATTCAGACGATCAGGGGGCAGGCTCCGGATCAACATCCCCGCCCGCATCGGCCACCGGGAACAGGCGCAGCCACCGCCCCGCAGCGTCCTCGGCGGCGCTGACGGCGGTGGCGCCCGCGGCGTGGGCGTAGTGCCTGCAGCACGTCAGCTCCGCCTCCGCATCGATGGGCGGGTGCGTCTCGGGCGGGGTCACCGACAGGCGCGGGGTGCGGCCGCAGGTCGGGCAGCGCAGGCCCGCGGTCGGGTTGATGGGGTCGGGGGCGTCATAGGCGTGGTCGCGGATGAGGTGGATGGTCATGCGGGATGTCCGTCGAGGATGTTGCGGTAAGCGTTGTCGGTGACCAGCTCAGCCTCGCGGGTCAGCCCGCGGTGCAGCAGGAACTCGGCGATGGCCGCCCGCTCGGCAGCCGCACCCTCATCCCTCCACGCTTGGCGCTCCGCCTCAATCTTGGCTGCGCGGGCCCGCCGCACCAAGGGCTCAGCATGGACGTCGCGCGTCGGCGAGTAGTGCCCCAGTGCGCACACGCTCGCCCCGGACGGGCTGCGGTCGCGCATGACGATGGGGGTGCCGCAGGTCTCGATGGGGCAGTAGCCTTGCGGGTTCAGATCTTCGGTGCTCATGCGGGCTCCGGTGCGGTGAAGCGCAGGGCGCCGGCCACGAGATCGGCGCGGACGTGCGCGGGGTTGGCGCCCTCGGCGATGAGGCGGCGGGCCGCGGCAGCGACGACGCCGCGCTCGACTTGGATGCGGATGCCGGTGCGGCGGTGGGCGGCGTGGATTGCGGCGATGACGGCTTCGGCCATCACCAGTGCGCGCTCGGTCGGGTTGTCTTCGATGTGCGGGAGCATGGTCATCCATTCGTGCACGCCCTCGGCGCGCTTGGTGTAGACGATACCGAAAGAGCCGCGCGCAACGCACTTGTCGCCGTCGTAGAGGTCCACGCCATCAAGGTAGAGCCCCTCGCCGCTGAGGCCGTCGACGGTGATCTTGCTGTGCTGGCCATCCTGAAACACCGCGGCCAGCTCAGTTGACGACGTGACGAAGAAGCGGCCCGGCATCCTGCCGCGCAGGGCAAGCGCGGTCAGGGTGTAGTGGTCGAAGACAAAGCGCTTGTGCATGGTCGGGCTCCCGTTGGGGCGGCGGTGGCCTAAAAGGGCATCGAGTCCTCATCGCCGTAGTCATCGGCCGGCGCCTTCGCTGGGGCGCGGGCGGGCGGCTTGCCGGCCTGCCGGTCGGCGCTGCGGTTCCCCTCGGAGCGGTCGCGGTCGCTGCGGTCGGACGTGGCCCCGGCGCTGTCTTCGCGGCCGCCGAGCAGGCGGATCTCGCCGGCGATGATCTCGGTCGACCAGCGCTTCTGCCCGTCCTTGTCGGTGTACTCGCGGGTTTGGATGCGGCCCTCGACATAGAGCGGCTTGCCCTTCTTGCCGAAGCGCTCCATCAGGGTGGCGAGCTTGTCGAAGGCGACCACGCTGTGCCACTCGGTGTGGTCGGTCCACTGGCCGGCGCTGTCCTTGCGGCGGTCGGTGGTCGCGAGGCGAAGGCTGGCGATCTGCATGCCGGAGGTGGTGTTGCGGAGCTCGGCGTCGCGGCCGAGGTTGCCGATGAGGATGACTTTGTTGACGGTCATTGGGTGTCCTTGGGGTCGGTGGTGACGAGGGGCCAGAGTTCGAGGCGGTGGCAGTAGATGTAGGAGGTGCGGCCGCGGTTGGACTTGACCTTTGCGTGGACGAGGTTGAGCGAAAGCACCGTGATGCTCCGGTCTGTGTGCCGCGGATCAGGGTCGGCCCTGACTTGGCCGACGGCGAGGGGGGTGCGCATGGTGGCGGGCTCCTGTGTGGGCCGGGGGAGCGTAGCGCGGGAGGGTGAAGGGGTCAATAGCGGCGGGCAAGTATTCAGCGGGCAGGGATGAAAGGGTCGCGGCCCATCTCCTTGACGAAGAGGGCGCGCACGCGGGGCTCTTCGTCGAAGTACCACCAACCGGCTTCGACGTGGTTGGCGTAGATGGCGGCGGCGGGGAGGAGGCCGGGCGCGTCGGCCGCCGCAGTTCGGCGGAACAGATCGGCGGCTTCGTGCGCGCCGTCGAGGACCGCGCCACTGATGGCGTCCCAGCGCAGAAGCAGGTCAAGCAGCGGGCCTTGGGGCTGGCCGCACAAGTCCCATGCGAGGTTCAGGTGTTCCATCGTCACAAGCAGGTCGTCGATGCTGGTCTCGGGGCTCATGCGCTCTCCTGTTGGCTGCGGGCGCGCAGCTCGGCGGCGGTCAAGGGGTCGATGGCGGGCGGGTGCGGCGGGTGCGGCTCGGGCCATTCCCAGCGCGGGGCGCCGGCCCAGGTGCCACGGGTGCGGAAGTGCTCGCGGGCGGCCTCGCGGGTCGATGCCGATGCGTCCTGCGCCCACTGCAGGACGTCGATCAGCAGGGACGCCTCATGGCGGGACAGGGCGCGGCGGGCGACGGCCGCCCGGATGCGCTCGCGGGTCTCCTTGCACGGGAACGATGACAGGCTGCCGCGCCGGCCGTCGGTCAGGCGTTCGAGGCGCCCCCACTGCGGCCCGGTCGCCGGGGTCGTGTCGCCGGCCGCCACGGCGGCACGCGCAGCGGTCAGGTAGGGCCGGCGGGTGTGGGATGACTGCAGGTCCGGCAGGGCCGTTTCAAGGGCAGCCTCAAGCCATGCGCCGACCGGCATCGTCTTGACGGCGCGCTTGCCCTTGGGGCCGTCGCCTGCGCCGGGCTCGCGGGCCGGGCGGTCGGTGTCGTCGTCGGTCGCCTCGACAACCTCGCCGAGTGCATCGGCATGATCGAGGCCCCACTTGCTCATGAGTGCGAGCGGGTCGAAGACGACCCCCTCGCGCTTGCCGGACTTCGGGTCTGCGCGCAGCACGCGGCCGACTTCCTGCACGAACCGCACCTTCGCGCCGACGTTGCGGCGCAGGGCGAGGCCGCGCAGCCAGGGGAAGTCGGCGCCCTCGCTGAGCATGGACACGTGGACGAGGACCGCCAATCGCCCGGCGCGCAGGTCTTCGATCCGGCACTCTTGCTCCGCGGCGCCGATGCGGCTGTGGATCGCGGCGGCGGGCCAGCCTTCTTCGGTCAGGCGCGCTGCAAAGGCTTCGGCGTCTTCGATGGACGTGGCGTTGGTCAGCGTCGGGCCGGGCAAGCTGTGGGTACGGAAGAGCGCGATCAGCGCGTCGTCGACGTCGGGGCAGTCGGTGGCTGGCCATTCGATGACGCGCCACGGCACGATCACGCCTTCGGCCACACCCCGCCGCCAGTCGTAGCGATACACGACCTCGTCCCACAAGGTCAGCGACTCGCCGCGCTGGGAGCGGTAGGGGGTCGCGGTCACCGCCACGCGGAAGCGCGCCCCGATGCGCTCGATGCCCTCCTTGACCCCCTCGCCCTCGCTTCCGTGGGCTTCGTCGACCAACAGCAGGTCGCAGGTCAAACCCTTCTCGGCGAAGGCTTCGATCAGCGTGTCGAGGGAGGCGTAGCAGGCGACCGTCGCGCGGCCAATCTTCTTGCGCGCGCCGTACCACTGGCCTGTGCCGGGCACGAACGCGCCGATGGTCGCCGCAAGCTGCTTCACAAGGTTCTGACGCGGGGTCAGGATGACGACGCGCAGGCCCTTGACGCAGGCGGCGCGCGCGGTCTCGGCGAGCAAGACGGACTTGCCGGCGCCCATGAACGCATGGATCACCGGCCGCTTGCGCTTGGCCAAGGCGCCGCGGATCGCGTCCAGCGCCTCGGTCTGCCATGCGCGCAGGGCGAAGGGCGGCGCGGCCGGGATCGGCACGGCGGCGCCGGGGGATGCGGCGGCGTTCATGCGTCACCGCCGGCCTTGGCCGCCTTTGCGGCATCCTTGCGGGCCTTGGTTGCCGCCTTGTGGCACGCCTTGCACAGTGCTTGGTAGCGCGCCGCTGCGATCATCAGGCCGAAGACGGTCAGGGGCGCCGCGGGGTGCGTCAGCAGGTGGTCGCGCAGGCGGTTGTTCACGCCGGGGCGCCAGCGGTAGCCCCACCAATCGGCCACGGCGTCGGGTCCGCCCAAGAGCTCAACCACGTCGGAGACCATGTCAACGTGCTGCGGCTCGATGTGGTCGATGTCGTAGTCACCGGGTTTGCGGTTGATCGGGGCATCGCAGCCGGGCGCCTGACAGGTCCGCGGGCGGCCCAAGTCCTTGTAGATGCTGGGGCGCGCGGCCGACCATGCGTCGCGCAGGGTGCCGTTGAGGACAGCCATCGGCGTGCGGTCGGCAAAGCGTGGCGAGCGCATCACGCCGCCGATCCATGCCTGCCGGGCCAGGGGGTCGACGAAGCCACGCGCGGTCGGGTCGACGTCGTTGGGCGCCCAGGCGAAGAAGGCGCAGGTCATGCCGCTGAGGACCGCGAGCGGGTGCGTGTCCTGGTAGGCCAGCAGCTCCGGATCTTCGCAGCGCTTGCCGTTCGCGAAGTCGGCCTGCCGGTCCTTGAACGGGAGCGCGGCGTCAAGGATGGCCTGCGCTTGGGCAGGCGTAATCGTCGACCCTTGCGGGCCTTTCACACGTTGCATTGTCACCCCGAAGGCGCCCCACCGGCCCGGCCCGCCCCCTTTCACGTCCGCTGGCCGGCGGGCGGGCGCCTCGATGGGCGCGGGGGCGGGGTGCCCAACGGGGCACGGGCGGGGTGACGCCGCAGCGATGGTAGCCCGGGGCCGCGCGGGGCGCAAGTCTGGGCTGAGCGCAGGGCGGCGGTTGACTGCGGCGCGCGCCTGTGCTACCCCTTGGGTGCGCTACGGGCGCGGGTTTGGCCGCCCGCATGGTCCCGAAGGCGCAGGTAGGGGTGACAATGCAGCAAGATCTTTGGGATGCGGCGGGCCCGCATCCGGCGGACGATCCGCGCCCGGGGACGGGCGTGTGGGACGTGTGCGCCGGGTGGGTCAAGAGCCGCTGGATGGTTCCACGCCGCTTGTACGGGTGGCAGTTGGTCGACCGGCTGACGCAGCCGTTGGTCGTCGACAGCAAGGATGCCGCGCCGGTGTGGTTGGCCGGGCGCCTGCGGCCGGACGCGGACGGGCGCCTGCGGCGGTGTAAGGAGGCGGTCGACACGCTGTCGATGTTGGTCCTTGACTGCGATGACGGCGCGCCGCTCGATGTTCTGCGGCGGGTCGGCGACCTTGACGGGCCGGGCGGCTACTCGCTCCTTCGCATCGGCCACACGTCATTCTCGCACAAGCCGGCGCACCCGAAGGCGCGCATCGTATTCCCCTTGGCGCAACCTGTCCCCGCGGCGCGCTGGGAAGCGGTCTGGGGCGCGGCGGCGCGCTGGGCTGCGGCGGCCGGGGTCGTGATCGACAAGGCGACCAAAGATCCGTCGCGCATCTGGTTCACCGCGGCGTGCACGGCTGCGGGGCGCGCTGACTTCACGTCGTGGGTCGCGGGCGGGACTGCGCCGGCGGCGGGGACAGACACGGGCGATGTCGCGCTGCTCTGTCCGGCGTGGTTGCTGCGCGCGTTCCCCGAGCCCCCGCCGGCGCACGTCAACCGGCCGATCACGCCGGCGCGCTTCGGGGTGGACGACCTGCCGGCCGCCGAGCGGCTGGCCCTGCGCGTCCATCGCTACCTCGAGTACCGCGTGCAGCGGCTGGCCACGATGGCGCCCGGGGCGGGGCAGGCGATGTCGGCCTTCGGCAACGCGCGGCTCGTGGGGCAGGCGGAGGCGGCCGGGGTGTGCGCGGACCCGGCCGGGTGGCTGCGCGCGATTGAGGACGCCGGGTGTGCCGCGGGCCTGCCGCGCAAGCGGTGCGCGGACAACGTGAAGCGGGGCCACGCGAAGGGGCTCACCGAACAGCTTGAGGTGGATGATGGCTGACAAGATCAAGACGCCGGGGCCGCCGAAGGGCGCGGGCACCGAAGACCGCGCACGGCTGGTCAACACGATCCGCGGGCGGATGGTTCACCCTCCCGACGCGCTGCAGCCGGACGAGAACGGCGTGATGAGGTGGGTCAAGGCGCCGATCAAGTGCCTTGAGAACATCGAGGTCGCGCTGGGCACCGATCCGGTCTTCGCGAAGAAGATCGACTTCGATGCCTTCGCCGGGCGGTTGGCCTACGACGGCACGGAGGTCACCGATGCGGTTGTGACGGAGATCACAATCGGGATCGGCCGGACCTTCGACCTGCGCGTGCCGTCGGCGCAGGTCGCGGAGGTGATGGCGTACTTGGCCGAGCGGAAGTGGGCGCGGCACCCGCTGCGGGAGTACCTCGCGGCGCTGACGTGGGACGGCGTGGAGCGCCTCGACACGCTGCTTCACCGGTCGCTCGGGGTGCCGGACAGCCCGCACGGGCGGAAGGTCAGCCGGGCGTGGGCGATCAGCGCGGCGGCGCGCGGAATGGCGCCGGGCTGCAAGGTCGACACCGTCCTCATCCTCGCCGGCAAGCAGGGCGCGGGCAAGTCGACGTGGTGCCGGACGCTCTTCGGCGCGCCGTTCTTCTGCGATACGCGGTTCAAGCTGGGCGACAAGGACGCGCTGCAGGGCCTCCGCGGCGTGTGGTGCTACGAGCTCGCCGAGCTGGCGTCGACGCGGGCGAAGGACGCTGAGGAGGTGAAGGCGTTCCTGTCGGCGCAAGAGGACCGCTACCGGCCGCCCTACGGCAAGGTGATGATCACCTACAAGCGGTCGACGATCTTCGTGGGAACGACGAACCAACCGACGTTCTTGGCCGACCCGACCGGCGCGCGGCGGTTCTGGCCTGTGACGGTCGGCGCCGTCGACCTGGACTGGACGGCCGCGCACCGCGATCAGGTGTGGGCGGAGGCCGTCGCAGCCTTCAAGGCGGGCGAGCCTTGGTGGCTGGACCGGGCGACGGAGAGCGCGGTGGAGGACGAGCGCGCCGCATACCAGCACGATGACCCGTGGGAGGCGGCGGTGGAGTCCTGGTGCTACGACCTGTCGCGCCACAAGAACGGCGTGACGGTGCGGGATGTGCTCACCGACTGCCTCGGCAAAGACGTCGGCGACCTGTCGCGGGGTGACGAGATGCGCGTCGCGGGGATCTTGGGGTCGATGGGATGGGGCAAGCGGCGGGTCCGGGGCGAGGGCGGCCGGGCGCATGTCTGGATGCCGGTCGGGGCGAAGTCACCGTAAGGCACGCTGCTTTCGGGCATTGCATACCGCGCCCCATCGGTTGCCGCCGGTGGGGCGCTGCTGTCTCAGGACGACGCTGTGGGCGTGGAGGTTGGCCCGGGGTTGGTCCGGGGTGCCGATCTGAGGATGACGTGCTGGTGGGCCCTTTCGGATGCGCCGGCCTATCCTTGGCCCGACCTTTGGGGGTGGTTAGGCCGGCTCAGGATGACGTGCTGGTGGGCCTTCTGGTGTCCTCTGGCCTAACCTATACCCTAAAAGTAGAGAATAGTTGTAGGAGTAGAGGAGCCGGTATGCATAGACGGCGCATACGGCGCGCAGACACGCAGAGAAGATGTTTGAAGGGGGGACAGGTTTTTGGGGCTCAGATCGTCCGATAGTCGGCCTCCGCGGCGGGCTTTCAGGTGGGCGCACCTGTTTGTTCAGGTGTGCCCGGGGTCAGAATGTCCCACCAAAACGACGAGCCAGACGATGCCTTGTTGGGACGGCCTGGACCAACCTCCACCCCGCGTCGGGCCCAGGTCGGGCCAGCCTCCGCGTAAGCCGCTGATCTTTCGTTTCCGTACGGACCAACCGCAGACGGTGCACCCACTGTCCCGCTGCAAAGAACCGTGGAATATCAGTCGAGGCGTTTATGCACGATCCTGCATAAACAGGCCGGTTCATGCAGAGGAGCGCATAACGACGCGCGGGCCCGGTGTTGTCCCTACCAGCTTGCGCCGCACAAGGGACAGGTTAGGACGATTGGGACAAGGAGGGAGCACATGAGCTCGATTAGGAACAGGGGCCGCAAGGTTCCAAAGGCCGTAGTGGACGCGATCCTCAGCATGGACGGGTCCGCCCGCGATGTCGCGGAGGCGACGGGGGTTGGGCGCACGACGGTGTGCCGCATCCGGCGGGGCGACTTCAACTTTGGACCGTTGCCGCCGCGCCCGCGCCACAACGGGATCAAGCCGCCCGCCAAGGCTCTTCGGCGCCTGTCGGACAGCCAGCGATCAGCGGTGACGGCCGCCTTGGGCAAGGGCGGCGCGCTGTCTGCCGTGCTGCGCCTTGTCGGCGTGGACCAGATCGCCAATGCCGTGTTGGTGGCGGACGTGGTTGAAACGTCGGCAGACTACACCGACCACGTCATCACCGTGCGGGTGTTCAAGCCCGCCCCTTGACCCCACCCTTTCCCCGCGCTATTGTCGGGGCAGGCCGCCCGCGCCTACCCGACAAGCCGCCCGGACGTGTGCCGGGCACAAGGTCCGGACGGAGGGCGCGGGCGGCCTCCTCCATCGGGTGACCCGTGCCACTGCCGCCGACCCTGCCAGCCGCACCCGAGGAAGGCCCGCAGCGCCCCGCGTGGCTCACCGGCGCGCCGCCCCTTGCCATTGCGGCGTGGGCCCTTGCTGATGCACTGGCGCCCGGGTCGTCGCTGACGCAGCGGGCAATCGTTGAGGCGATCGACGGTGCGCGCGACGACGGGCCGCAGTACGGCCTGCGCGTCGAGGTGTCGTCGACCCTGCGGGCGGCAGGCTTGGTGTGCAAGATCACGACGCCGGTGGACGGCGGCCCGCCCGAGGTGCTTTGGCAGCGTCCGCCGTGGCGCGCGCCGGCCCCGTGCCGCAAGTGCGGGCGGGTCGCGTGAGAAGGCCGATCAATGCGCGGTTTTGCGTGCCGTATCATCCATGATACCATGTGCCAAAGGGCGCACCCCCCGGGGTGCCCTTTCCCT